AAATAGTGAAGATCCACTTTTTCAAAAAGTGGAGCAAAATAGTGAAGATCCACTTTTTCAAAAAGTGGAGCAAAATAGTGAAGATCCACTTTTTCAAAAAGTGGAGCAAAATAGTGAAGATCCACTTTTTCAAAAAGTGGAGCAAAATAGTGAAGATCCACTTTTTCAAAAAGTGGAGCAAAATAGTGAAGAATCTGTTCCAAGTGAAGAATCTGTTCCAAGTGAAGAATCTATACCATCTCCTGAACTAGAATCTCCTGAACTAGAATCACCTGATAATGAATCTGAAGAGTCAGTTTCTTCTGAAATAAAATCACCTGATAATGAATTAGAATCGTTTGAATCGTTTGAAAGTACACCATCTGAAGTTCTTTTAGAAGAAGAAGAGCAAAATAGCGAAGAATTAAATGAAGACCCTAATAAAGATTTAGTTTCTTTTGATTCTACACCATCAACCTCTTATGAAATACCAGTATTAAGCCCAAAAATTTTAGACTCTGATACCATATTAGAAAAAGAATCTGAAGAACGTGTTGTTGAAAATCCTGAAAATATTCAAATAGAGATGGAAGAGGATTTGGTAGAACCTTTCTCAAAAGTAGATGAAGATTTGTCTCTTAGCTCAGCAGAACCTTTCTCAAAGGTGGAAGAAGATTTGGCTCCACCTTTCTCAAAGGTGGAAAAGGTGGAAGATGAAGATGAAGTCAGAAATATTGATGGAATGAAATTAAATAAACCATATTATTTTCAAACTCTTATAGAACAAAAAGATCCCGTACTTATTTTAAAAGAAGATACACCACAATTCAATTCTTACCCAAGAACATGTAGTTCAAGTATGAGAAGACAACCTGTTATTTTAACCGATACACAACTTGAAAAAATAAATAAAGAACATCCTGGATTTTTAAGAGATGAAGATGTTATCACTTATGGTTCCAATCCAGAAAAACAATTTCACTATATTTGTCCACGTTACTGGTGTTTAAAAACAAATACAATTATTGACCCAAATGATTTAAAAGAAGTTAAAGGAAAAGATGGTAAAACAGAATTAATTCATCCAACTTGTGGTAAGGTATTACCAAAAGGAGAGAAGAAAGTTAAACCAGGTTATTATATTTACGAATTTTATCCATCAAAAGAAGGAAAAAAAGATAATAAAAAATACCCTAGTTTAATTCCTGACTCTCATCCAGATGGTTATTGTCTTCCATGTTGTTTTGACAAATATAACACAGAAGGAAGAATAAAAGCAATGGAAAAATGCACCAGTAAAACAGAAGGTAAAAAAGAAAATAAAAAGGAGAAAGAACCGACAGGTCAAGATGAATATATTAAAGGTCCTGATAAATTTCCACTAGATATAGGCAGATGGGGGTACTTACCTGTTGAAATTCAAAGTATGCTTCATGTAACAAGTGGTGAATGTCAAATAAGTAAAACAAATACAAATATTAAAGAAAATCATCCTTGTTTATTACGACATGGTATTGAAATTAATGATAAACAATCTTTTATTAGTTGCATTTCAGACGTAATATTTTTTGCTAAAAAAATGATAGATAAAAAAATAATAGGTGCGAGTAAATTATCACCTGTTTTGAATATAGAAGATATGAAAGAGTATATTATTCAATCTATAACTATTGATAATTTTATTAAATATCAAAATGGCAACTTAGTTACTGATTTTCATGACTTAGAAAAAGAGGTAGATTTAAATAAATATACAGATTCTAATCTTTTTTCTAAGTTGGATTTAAATAATCCAGAAGAAAAAATGTATTTTACTAAAGTAGTAACAGCATTTGAAAATTTCATTGATTTTTTAAGAGACCCTGATGCATTTATTGATCACACCTATTTGTGGGATATTATTAGTATGCCAAATCCACAATTATTTCCTGCTGGTGTAAATTTAGTTATTCTACAGCTTAATGATGATGATATAACAAATAATGTAAGCATTATATGTCCAACTAATCATTATTCATCAGAATTTTATCAAGCTAGAAAACCAACTATTATTTTACTTAAAAAAGATAAATATTATGAACCTATTTATTCTTATACAAACAGCAACATTAATGGGGATAAAAATATACTTGTTTCTAAAGAATTCAAAGAATATGATCCTAAACTTTCTAAAACAATGAGAGCTGTTTTCAAAGAAATTATAAAACCTTTTTTTAATTTAATTTGTACACCATTAGAGAGTATGCCAAATGTATATAAAGCAAAACGTTCATTACTTCTTTATGATTTAATACAAAAATTAGATGGTTATGAATATTCTATCAAAAAACTGGTGATAAATTTTAATAATAAAGTTATTGGTGTAGTTGCTGAAGAACCAGGTATCGCCGGTAAACTTGGTTTTATTCCTTGTTATCCATCATACTTAGATGAATCATTAAAGAAAAACTTAGATTATGTTTTTATGACAGACCTAGGTTTATGGAATACATACGAAAATACTATTTCTTTTTTAAATAAATTAGACAAACGAAGCAAAAAACGTCGTACTGAACCAGATATTCCTTGCAAACCAGCGTTCAAAGTAGTAGAAGATGATCATGTTGTCGGAGTACTTACATCTACAAATCAATTTGTACAATTATCGCAACCAATTCTTATAGATGATATACCGCATGACTTAGACATTCCTTCATTAAATAATAATAACTATATTGTAGATTCAACTAAAAAACATATGATTCAAAGCGAAGTTCAATTTACAACACAAACTGATGTTGATAAAGAGCGCGTTGACTATATTAAAAGAATACGTTTAGAAACTAGTTTTTATAATGTATTCCGAAATACTATTCGTATTTTAATAAATGATTATGAAAATGTAAAAATAAGAGAACAAATAGAGTCAGAAATGTTAAAAGAATACATTATTTATTCAGAAAAACTAAAAAATATAGATGAATATCTTAGAAATTTGGTAAAGGATAAAATACAATTTATTGGTGATGATAATTATTATAAACTAATCAATGAAGTATCTACGTGTATTGTAAAAGATGCTGAATCTTGTAATGCATTTCCAAGTTTGTGTGCAGTTACTGAAAGTGGAAAATGTAACATGATTTTACCTGAAAAAAATTTAATAACAAAAAAAATGAATGAACATATTTATTATAGTAGAATGGCAGATGAAATTATTCGTTATAACAGAATAAGATCATTCATGTTTCAACCTCAAACATATTTATCATTTGGAAATATTGGTTATAATTTAAGAGATAATGAAATCATATTAATTCAATCTCTTTTAACACAAGACTATTTTGAAAGATTAATTCCTGCAATAATGAATAAATATACAAAATATTCATCTTATGATGAAGTTCAACCTGTTAAAACACAAGTATATGATAATGTAATAACCACATTAGGACAACCTATAACTGAAACCATTTGTGAAACTGAATTAAAAGATGACATTACATCCAGTATATGGAAACAATGTTTTCCTGAGAACTACAAAGAAATTGTATATAGTAAAAATAATGTATGTACATTTCAAATTATTATTGACTTAATAGAGAGAAAAACTGGCGAAAAATTTTCTATTAATCAAATTAAAAATTTATTGTTTGATGAATATAAAAAATATTTGGGTGCATATATGGATAAAATTATAGATATTTTAATTTTAGAAGGAAAGAAAACACTAGGAGATCAAGTGCATTCTGGTACTCTTTCTTTTTCTAATTTAATTTATACAGATAACTATTTTTTGACATTATTTGATTTATGGTTACTTGTTGTAAAATTTCAAATTCCTACTATGTTTATTTCTCAAAAAACAATTCTACAAACAAAATTTGTAAAAAATGAATTTTTTGGATATGGTACTAGAGAGGATGATTTTGCTTTTATTATAGTGCCTGGGTTTCGTCCAGAAAATATTCCCGGATATAAATGTGTATCCAGTAATGATGGTGAACTATTTATTTCTCTCGACAAATTAAATGATAGTTGTGTAGAGAGAATTTATACTGCTATGGATGAGTCTATTACTATTGAAAAATGTTTACAAGAATTTACAAAAACTAAAAAAACGAACTATATAAAGAAAAAGCCAAACATAATTATTGTAGATTCTGATTCTGAAGATATACCTAAAATGAATCCTAAACCAAAAGTACAAAGAAAAAAGAAAATTATAGTAGAAGAAGATAGTCCTGTTGAAAAAGAAAAAAAACAAACTAAAAAACAACAGATTAAAGGAAAAAAAACAGGTACAAAGAAAAATCTTATTTAATATTAATTAATCTACTTCATCGTATTCATTTGTCTCTTCATTTGTCTCTTCATTTGTCTCTTCATTTGTCTCTTCATTTGTCTCTTCATTTGTCTCTTCATTTGTCTCTTCATTTGTCTCTTCATTTGTCTCTTCATTTGTCTCTTCATTTGTCTCTTCATTTGTTTGTATTACTCCTGTAAATAAAAGTTGGTCTTCATCATTGTCATCGTCATCAGAATCATCATCGTCATAAAAATTATAATTAAGATACTTATATGATAAGTGATCTTTTAAAAATTCATCATTATCATATTCATAAAAGTTTATATGTAAGTCATTTATTTCATTTTTTTCATTTTTTTCTTTAAAATTGCGTATTTTTCCATCTTTACAAATTTTTTTTTTATATATAATTTTTATTCTTCCAAATAAAGGATTAAATTTTTGAAACTTTTGTAATTTTTGTTCTAGTTCACACGAAGCTTTGTATTTCAATGTTGGGACTAACAAATATTTACTATTTAAATATATATTTAAATATGGATTAAAAATATTGACTATCTTGTCTTTTGGAAATTTTGCATCAATATAAATTTGGTTTTTCATTAATTTATTTTTATTAAACTCATTTATCATTTCTATATTTTGGTTATATAAATCAAAATTTACTGCATTTTTAATATTATTTTCAATCGTTTTTTCTCTCAATAAATATTCATATTTACTTAAAAAATCTGTTAAACTAAAATAGCAACTATGAAACTTTAAAAATAATTCTGTTTCATTTAGTTTAAAAGTTAAATTTGTTTTTTCTGTAAGAAAATAATATATATAATATAATATATGTTTCCCAAAAGGTAAATTATTATATGGATTTTTAATACATAATGGTGTTGCAAAAAAATTATGCGCGTGAATTAAATACATATTTATAATTTTTAATAAGTCTAATATTTTGAACAAATATTTGGAATTTTCTTGATAAATACATATTACATTTTTATCAATTTCTCTGATTTCATTTAATCCCATATCTTTATTTACAATTAATTTTGCCTTTTTAAATTTATATTTATATACAAATCTATTTAACACATGATACACCCTTTGAATTTTATTAAAATAGTTAAAAACTTCTTCTTCGCGACTATTTTTTATTATAAATGAGTTTAAAATATTTTTTAATAATTTAAATTTTTTTTTGAATAGAGCTATATTTTCATTATTTATATTGTTAAAACCAAAACCAAATAGCATTTTTAATAAAGGACATATCTTTTCTGTTGTATCATATTGAAAAAAATTATTTTTTTCTATTTTAAGTATTTTATTTATAATCAACTGAAAAGTAGTCATATATTAATTTAAATAACACATATTTAATATTTAATTTTATAAATATTAAATTTTGGTAAAATATTATTATACATTTTCTTTTATATTTATATTGAAAGTACTTCTAGATGAGATGGTTTAGATTCCGAATAATACATATTATCTACACTATTTATAAATTTCCAATTTGAGACAACCTTTTGTTTCGTATACGTAGTAATTAAATAACCGCGCCTATATGTATCAATCCATTTAACATCTGGAAATAATGTTTCAAATAATTGCTGTACTTCATTTGGAGGTATATTTGGAAAAATTGTTTCAAATCCTGGACTAGTAACTGAAGTTACAGCGAATTCTTTACCTATTAACTTATTATTATTATTATTTAAATAGTTAAACCAAGAGTTATGACTATCACCTGATAAAACAATTAGATTTTTATTGAGTTCTTCTACAATTTTATATAGCTTCTCTCTTTCAGCTGGATAACCATCCCATGCATCTAAGTTATACCCATATAACGGGTTTATATTTGGGTTTAATAAGGCATTTTGTTCTGGTGTTCTAAATTCTGGTGGAGTATTTAATGCAGTTAAATAAACTTTTATTGATTCAATTAATAATGTTTCATCAGTTCCATTAATTAAAATAGAAACAGGCAATTGCGTTTTCGCCATAATTACTTGATTTCCTAAAACTTGCCAGGGGTTTTTTGATTTTATCATTTGTTCAGTAAGCCAATCTAATTGAGATGGTCCTAATAATTTTCTAGTAGGTGAATATAATATTTTTCTATATTTTTCTGGTTCTACTAATAGTTCTTGAATTGTAACTTGTTTATCTCTTCTATAGTGTCTTGTATCTAACATATGTAATGACAAAATACTTCCAAAATCAAATGTTCTGAAAATAATATGAGGATCAATCCCTGTTCTTATAGGCATCCATTCATGATAGGCTTTAATCGCATTTTCTTTTCTTATCATATATGCTAAACCTGGGTTTTCATATTCAGCTCCAAATTCCCAACTATTATTTGATACTTCGTGGTCATCCCATACTGAAATCATCGGATGACGCGAATGCATATATTGTGAGTCAGTATCAGTTTTAGATTGTGCATGTCTTTTACGATAGTCATCTAAAGTTAAACATTCATTAATTGGATTTGGTATACGTGATGCAGAAAGAGGACGACCATAGTTATTATAACTACCATCTATTCCGTATTCATATATATAATCGCCTAAATGTATTACCGCATTAATATCATCTAGACGTCCTATATCTTGATATACATTAAAATAACCTCTAGTATATTGACTACACGATACAACTGCAAGATTTATACTATCTACATCTGATGTTAAATTTGGAATTGTTTTTGTTCTACCTATTGGTGAAGTGTTAGTTTTATTATTAATATTGATAAAACGATAATAATATATTGTATTTGGCTGTAAACCTAGTACATCAACTTTTAATGTAAAGTCAACACTTTTATTTGTATTAACAATATCACTTTTTACTATTTTTGTAAAAATATCATCTAATGAAACCTCATACTTCAAATACACATCATTATCTAAATTATTATATTTTGCGTGTGTCCATATAATAACTTGTGTTGCTAATGGATCACCACTAGCAATTCCATATTTGAACTCTATATTTATACCATTGTTAATAAGTAATGATTGATATATTACATTTGCGTCATTATTTGCATCATCATTTGCTACATGAATAGCAACTTCTAATGCTTTATTATACGCATCGTGATAAGAAATATCGGATTCCGCAGTAGCTGAAGCTGTCGCAGTAACCAAAATATTATTTTGAGTACGTGCTTCTCCACTGCCAGTAGCATTTGCCTTAAAACTCATTATGCATATATATAACAAAAAAAAATACTAAAATTTATAATTATAATGCAACAACTTTTTGCCTAAAAGTGGATTAGAATCCTGGATTATAGTCATTGTCATCACCCATATCTTCTGCTTGAATGGTAATAACATTGTTTTGTATAGCTATTTTATTAGCACTACATTTATCATCAGGATTCTCTACTTGACCAAAGAATTTTTCTATTTCATCTTGATCATTTTGAGGTTTATATTCACTTGCAGCTTCTAACTTCTGCATTTCTTCAATATTTAATACTATTTGGAAAGCTCCTGTACCAAAGAATCCTTCTTGGCCACACATTACATTAGCAGAAACTCCTCTGAGTGTATCTAATTCTGCATGTTTAGCTGCCTTCAAGAACATCTCTGGTGTTTCTTCAAAAGATGCCTTGGCAATAGGACCAATATTATCATTATTAATTCCGTGTCTAAAGATTGAAATCAGCTTTTCTGTATAAGTCATTCTATCTACTAGAACACTATAATTATGAAAGTTAATATAAGTGCCATCAAACTCTACGACTTCTACCAACTCATTATAAATAGCTTGTCTAGCTGCTTCAATACCAAGGACATTGAATATTTCTACAATATTATTACTTAGTGTTCTCTTGTTATCTATGAAGCTAAGACCCAGAACATCAATTAAATTTGTACCTATGGTATCTAGCACCCAAATATCTTCTTTTTTATAAACACCATTGTGTTCTACCATATTATCAACTATTTTACGTAATATCACTTTATGAATACCTTTGATGCCTCTTAGTACTACATTTTGTAGCAGTTGGTCTTGGAAATTCTTGAGAATATAAATTTTATCTGACTGGTCTAGTGGATTTACTTTTGTTTTATTTTGACCTCTTCCAGCACCATTCTTGATGACCTCGCTCATTCTTATTCTGAATATTAATTTGTCTGCATTAAAATCTGAATATACACAACTCACTTGGTCTTCAAAGCAGCTCTTTAAGGTAAAGTTTACATCATCCATTGTAATATTTTTCTCAAGCATTACTTCAGGATCCATTTCCATACGGATAATCCATTTGGATTTCTCATTTTCTGCATTTTGTAACGATTCTTCATTACATTCATCTATCATATTTTCAAAAGCTCTGTATTGCTCAATTGTATCTTTATCCTCTGCGATTAAAGAGTTTAAATCATCAGGATCAAAGCACACTTGAACTCCCTTTACTATTTCTTCCAACTTTGTATGTTCCAACATGTACATAATGGTCTGTGCCTTTTCTTTACTTCTTTCATCTTCTGGATTTAAATAAATACTGAGCGATGGATTCTTAATGTCGCTAGATAAAGATAATATTTCTTCAATTCTTGGCACACCACGAGTTACGTTGGATTTAGACGCCACTCCAGCAAAATGAAATGTATTAAGCGTGTTATGAACAATGACACCATAATCAGTCATAAAAGTTTGATTTCCTGGAATTGTAAAATCATAAACATAATTTTTCTGATCTGGTGTATAATATTCAATTTTAATAATTTCATCCCATATCACATTGGATGTAATTGCTTGTTCAATTAATATAAGTTCTTCGCTAATAAGATTTTGAGTATCATTTTCTTTAAAAGTTTGATAATATTTTTCCAAGGTTCTACGTCCAATACTATCTTTGTTTTTCCAAAATCCATATGTTCTACTTTGACCAGGTAGTTTTAAAGTCTTGCCACAATGAGCTACTACTTCTCCAAGTCCATTAATCTTATCAATTTGTTCCGACAAGAATTTTATATCATTACGTTGTATATATTGAACAAGATTATATAGCTTTTCAGTATGCAGTTGAGTACCAATAGATGTTTGGTATTGTTTTGCATACTTGGATGAAATATTCAAATGATATAATGGTTTGCCTTTATTTTCTTCTGTTTTAATGTTTCCAAATATTTCAAAATAATTTAATATAAGAGCTAAATCTTTGATTAATTGTTGACTTCTACTACAACATCGGATTTCATGATGTTTTTCATCACATTGAAAGTTTCCATCTCCATCAAAATAACCTTGAAACATAGCAGCTTTAAATTCTTTAGGTGCAGTAAATGCAAAGTCAGGCACTTTCTTGACAAAACTACCATTACCACAAGTATTTAATAATATAGTTGCTAGTTCCTTGCAATTAAATTTAGTTGTAATAGATCTGCCGTATACTCCCTGTTTTTCTACGACACGACATTCTTTTCCAAATAATGCTGCAACTTTTTTAGTATTTTCTATATAATGTTCAGAAATATTGGTAATAGAAATTTCATGATAGTTCAAATTTCCTTCTGCTAAGTAAGCACCAATAAACCATCCCATTAATGCATCTAACTTTATATTTTGATAAGTATCTTTGGTAAATAACTCATTTTTAATACGAGCACAAACAGGGATGCGCATTCCTTCTACCATGTCTGAACCCTTAATAGCACTCACTTTATGTTCTTTTCTAATTAAATGACTATGACTTGTTGTTGTTTCTACAACTCTACCAGATCTAGTAGTTACTTTCATCATTTGACCATTGACTGGATGCTTGCTAACATGCGAAATCTTGTTCCAGGAAGTTTTTTCATCTTCTGAAACACCAATAATATAGTATTCATTTTCTAGGTCAGATAACAAAGTCTCTACACTATTTACATGTCCTGTATCAAATGTTTTGTCCAGATTATTTGCAATTAATTCATCACAAAATTCACCCATAATCACTGACTTGACTTCAAATTCTTGAGTCTGTTTATTTTTAATAACAATTTTATGTTGTGACTCATATGCAACTGACATCTGTGTTGAGACCTCACCAATGCTCTGGCCTGCAATCATGCCAACCATTTCTCCAGGTGCAACGATGGCTCTTTTGTAATCAATAGTAATGGTGTCAAGTAATAAAGTAAGAGAAGCTTTATTAAAACGCTTTATAATAAGCAGGTCTTTTGGTGATAAATAATAATAATAAAGCGTTTTGAAAAGTTCACTAGGAGGTGCATAATAAATTTTAGTTAAATTATCGTAGTAATGTTCAATCATTTCTAATGCCTCTAATAAAGTAATATCTACCAAGGAAGAAATAGAAATGTTACACTGCCCTTGAATATTACTAATAATATATTGAAATGCAACTGGACAATTTACTATTGAATCACTCTTATTTTTAAATACATATTTAATAATGGATTCACGTTTTTCTATCATCATGTTAATATACTTTTGTGTTTTGTCCATAAAATCAACTAATTGCTTCTTGTATCTAGTATGTACATTTTTTAAGAATATATTACTTAGTGTCTTGATTTTGCCTGTTTCCTCTGGAATAAGAAAGTGGGCATAAATCTCTTGTGTACTCATGGATACTAGTGGTATCATTTGGTTTTCTACTTTGGTTGTATCAATATTATCATCGCCATAAGCAAACTGAACTATTTTATTTTTATTTGTACGAATTGTCATATCATATGCTACCATCAAATCCTCTAGACCTTTAATTAAACGGCGCTGAATATAACCAGTGGTTGATGTCTTGACCGCTGTATCAATAAGACCAACACGACCACCCATTGCGTGGAAGAATAGTTCTTGAGGAGAAAGTCCATTAATATAAGAACTCTCCACAAACCCACGAGCACTAGGAGAATCGTCATATTTGGTAAAGTGTGGTAGCGTTCTATTTTCAAAACCATAAGGAATACGTTTGCCGTCTACGTTTTGTTGACCAAGACAAGAAATCATTTGGGAAATATTTAAATCTGAACCTTTAGATCCCGCATTCACCATAATAACAAATCGGTTATCTTTATCTAAAGATTTAAGACCAATCTTGCCGGATTCTGAAGTGGCTTGATTTAAAATACTATTAACTTGTGTCTCAAACTCTTCTTCATTTGTTTTTCCAGTATTGTTTTCAAATATACCGATTTGTACTTGGTCAATTAAATTCTTTACATCGGTTTTCTTTTTTGTGATGACTTGAACGATTTCATCATTTGTTTTCTGATCTGAGATTAAATCACTAATTCCAACACTGAAACCTGCTGATTTCATGTATTCGGTGACTACATTTTGTACATCGTCTACAAATTTGGCAGAGGCCATGTTACCAAAGTCATTGCAAACGCGTTGTAGCAAACCTTTGGTTCCAGCACCCATGACACTTTTATCTATTTGTCCACGAATGAATTTTCCGTTTCTAATTTCAAGTACAGCATTAGATGTTTTTATGTCATCTTTATCGTCTTTGAATGCTTTGGTCTTATATTTCATGGACAAGGGTGGCATGATTTGACTCAAAATGTCAAAGTTAGTTATACCACCTTTCTCTTTAATGTTTTCTAGCAATTCGCGTTCATTTATTCCATTAAACATCATCAGTAAGTTCATTGCATCGCGAGGATTAAATTTTATATTGGGTCTCGTAAATTGGTAGCATCCAAGCATGGAATCTTGATAAATTCCAATAATGGAGCTGTTATTTGCTGGGCTGACTATTTGATATGGTACTGCAGCCAAATTTCTTAATTCTGCCTCAGACTCTGGATCTTGTGGCATATGTAAATTCATTTCCATGAATACCCCTAAAGTTTCCAATAGGGCCGGAATACACCTTGTGCCTCATCAGGTTGGTTAAACCATCATTTGAGACCCGTGATCATCTACTCTCTGAACCTTCCCCATACTCTTACCATAACGAGGTTAGGGGCTTGGCTGCTGATTATCCAATCCTTTACATTATTACCATCGGGTTCGGCAATTAACCGAGATCCTCACAAATGTTTCCAGATGTGAGTGGTAGTAAAGGCTCTAAGGAACTTCCAGCAGTTTGGTCACGTTGCTAATTGATTCTTTAAATTCTGAATAAATTCTATTGCACTTATTTTGCTTTTTTCTAATGAAATATGAACTCCACCAAAATCCGCTTTAATCTTGTCTATATAGACATACCAACCATATTGCTCATTGTATTTTTTTAAAGGTTTAATATACTTTTCAATGTCGTCATCTATTTGTTTGACATCTTTAAACCTTTCAGATTTTTTATCTTTGTAATAATTTAATACTCCATTAGAGACACGTTTCTTGCTTTCATCACTATGAGTAAATACACTTCCTCCGTTTTTCAAGTTATATCCATTATGATATAAACTATTAAACTCTTTAATATAGTGTATCTCTCTTTCATCCGCATTTGTTATTTCACAACACTCAATTAATTCAACCACAAAATCTGCAACACCATATTTTCTTATGGCATTATTTAAATAGTGTGATTGATTTTTCTTTGTTGAAAATGCTTCTGATATGTGACATCTAAATCTACCTTCGTGTCCATATGGTCTATACCTTTTATGATTCAATATATGAGAAACAGCTTGTCCTACATATATCTTACCATTTGAAAGGTTATTTATTTTATATATTTCGCAATATCTTTTGGTTGGGTCGTCTAATATAATTTTTGACAGTTCTGAATATTTTGATGGTTCCATATTATATTATTAATATATTTATATTTAAGTGCTTTTGTAATTAGAATCAATTAACTAGGGAGTTACACGCTTTTCACGCTCCCTGTTGGGGACAAAATGCTTTTACATATGTCTATCCCCGTCAAAATCGGCATTGTAAGGTTTTGTCAAAACTTTCCTTACCATTTCTGGTAAGGCCGGAATACACCTTGTGCCTCATCAAGCTGGTCAAGCTATCATTTGAGACCCGTCGTCGTCTACTCTCTGGACCTTCCCCATACTCTTACCATAACGAGGTTAGGGGCTTGGCTGCTGATTATCCAATCCTTCACATTATTACCATCGGGTTCGGCAATTAACCGAGATCCTCACAAATGTTTCCAAATGTGAGTGGTAGTGAAGGCTCTATAGGAACTTCCAGCAATTTGGCGACGTTGCATCCACCTTTGAGATTATTAGAACCAAATATTTGGCTCCACCTTTCCCAAAGGTGGACACTAGGAGGTAACACGCTTTTAACGCCTCCTGTTGCCGACACAAAATCTATCGGCCACGTTCATTCTGAATGTATCACCTCGCGTCATGATGCGAGCAATATGACACATCATACTCATTCTATGTAGTGTAGGTTGCCTATTAAATAGGATTGCATCGCCGTCCATCATATGACGATGTACGATGTCGCCTTCTTCAATACCAATTGAATTCCTATCCAAATAGTAACGCAGTGTAATCACTTCACCATTTTTCTTTTCTAAAGTTTTCGCTCCTGGCCACACATCTGCGCCATTTTGCACCAACTTGGTAAGGAAATCCCTGTTAATCTTATTGACTACTACAGGTTTGGTGATATTCTTGGCAATTTTCAAAGGAATACCTAATTCCCGAATAGAAATATTTGGGTCGGCAGTAATAACAGAACGTGCACTAAAATCTACACGTTTTGCCATCAAATTGCCTCTCATACGCCCACCCTTTCCATTCAAGCGGTCCTTGATCGACTTTAAAGGACGTCCAGATCGCTGCGCAACTGCAGCCACGCCAGGTATTTTATTGTCTACCTGGGTTGCCACATAATATTGCAACACTGTTGTCCAATCGTCAATTACATTTGCCGGTGCATTATTTTGTATTTTTTCTTGCAACGTTTTATTAGTTTTTATAATATTTACTAAAATGTGACTCAAATCATCTTCAGAACGCTGCTGAGCATCATGTTTTACAGAAGGACGAACTGCTGGTGGAGGTACAGACATCACCTGACAAATCATCCAATCCGGTCTGGAAAACACTGGACTGAAACCCATAAAGGTCACGTCGTCATCTGATATGCGTTTAAAGTTCTTCAACACCATTTCAGGAGTCACTTTTATAATAATAGGTTCTGCATCTGGACCCTCATTTTTCCATTCAGCAAAGATCGTTGCTAGACCTTCCTTGCGAATAGATTTTGGTTGCAATGTTCCGCAACCATCTTCGCTGTCATCACCACAGCGTTTGACTTTACTACATAAGGAAAATACATACTTCCATCGCGCGTCTCCTTGTATTTTTAGCGCTTGTTTATATTTATCTTTACTAATTAAAAGTTTACTACATTTGAAACAAACACATCTCATACATTTCATAATAGTGCTTAAATATTGAATATAAAATACTGGTCTTGCCAATTCAACGTGACCTGCATATCCAGGCGTTTGCATATAATCAAGACCATCTGTTGGGCAAATCAGTCCAGGTTCTAAAACACCCATTCGCGGATCAAATAGTCCTCCAATCACGGGTCTATTATTTATATAGGTATCGCGACTGGTAATTTCAGCAACAGACCCTTTTCTAATTTCTTCTGGTGATTGGATACTAAATTGAATTCCAATTACTTTAGAACAATTAACAGGTTTACTATTGGAAGTTGCGAACTTAGACATCTCTTATAATATAGTATAATACATTTAAATTGTTTTTGTATATCAATTTTATTTAATAATATAAAAAAAAATTATTCGTATAATTTATAATGGATATTGAAAGTAAACTTTGGATTATTATTATTATTGTAATTTTAATTACTTTAAGAACAATTATTGATCTTTTTTATTCTACAAATTACAATTTGTATGTTACAAAAAATCCGGAAAAACTTGAAAAGATATATGATAAGTACATGTATGTTAAAGCATTTTTAGATGTTCCGATTATATTACTATCTATCTTTTTACTATTTAATATAAATTTTAATTTAAAAATTTATTTCTTTTTATTTTTTAGCATGTTGAACATATTTGTGGATCACTTTTTTGAATATTTAGATATTCCATTAAATGATAATGTTGCTTACTTTATGGAAAAATATTATACTTTAATTTCGGATATTATAATTGTTACAATAGGAATTTATATTGTATACAAAATTTTCAAGGTTTAATGTTTCAAAATATACATATTAAGTTTAAGTATACTTTTTATTAAAAATAAAATTATTTATTTTGAATAAAAAAATTGATTTTGATTTAAAAATAAAATTATAAGATACAATATACAAGAATGCCACGTGATAATCAAACCAAATTATCTAAAAAAGAACAAAATAAAGTTTCAAAAAAAGAAGAGTTAAGAAAGAAAAAAATTGTTGATTCAGATAGTGATAGCAATGATGGTAGTGATACTGAGAATGATGAAATGGATGTTCATGAATATCGCAAATTCTTATCTAAAATATTTCCTTCCAAGCATCTTTCAAAAAAAATTAAAGCTGGTGAAAAATTAAAAAAAGTTGCAGATGATGATGACGATGATGATTCTGAAGAAGAAAAAATTATTAAAAAGAAATCTAAAAAAACAAAAAAACAACTTGTTGAATCAGATTCAGAAGACGATGAAGATGAGACAGAATGGGAAGATGAGGAAGATACAAAAAAAAAATATAAAAAATTCTCAAAAAAACATAAAAAAATTGTTGTTTCTGATGACGAAGATGATGAAGAGGAAATTACTAGTAATAAAAAATTAAATATCATATTTACTATTGGTGGAGCAAATGAAGATGAAGATGAAGACGACGATGAGTATGATTCTGATTACGAGGACTATGAAGATGATGAGGATGAAACAGAAGATGAAGATGAAGATGTTTCCTCTGATGAATCAGAAGAAGATTCAGACGATGAAGATGAAGTAATTGTTAAGAAAAAATCTAAGACAACTGAAAAAAAAACAGACAAAACAGACAAAACATCTGAAACTTCTACAGAAGCTCTTGTACAATTAAAAGAATTACTAGAAAAAAATCCGAAAGATAAATCTATTCAAAAATGTATTGATGTTTATGAAGAAGAATTAATAAAGGAAAAAGAAAAAAAAATAAAAAAACAAGACAAGCAAAAGGATAAAAATTTGCGAATTTTCAGAAGAATTATTAAAGATAAAAATACAATGAATGATTTTGCATTTTACGAAAAATTAGACATAGAAATACAAAAGAAACTTATCAAAGAGCTACGAGAGATAAATAAAATTACTCGTATTGAAAAACCATATAGAATGACACTTCTAGAATCCACTATTCCAGTCCAATTTAAAGCTGCAGCAATGAAAAAGATTAATTCATTAAAATATATGGATCCTGGTAGTGGAGACTTTTATAAAATTAAGAACTGGGTAGATACCTTTATGCGTATTCCATTTACAAACTATGATAGTTTACCATTATCTATTGAAGATGGTGTAGATAAATGTCATGATTTTATGGAAAATGCTCAGAAAACATTGGATGAAGCCGTTTATGGACTCAATGACGCAAAAATGCAAATTATGCAAATGCTAGGCCAGCTATTGACCAATCCAAAGGCAATAGGCACTGCAATTGCTATTCATGGACCACCTGGTACTGGTAAAACGAGTTTAGTGAAAGAAGGAATTAGTAAAATTTTAAACAGACCATTTGCATTTATTGCTCTTGGTGGTGCTACAGATAGTAGTTTTCTAGAAGGTCATGGATATACTTATGAAGGATCAACATGGGGTAAAATTGTTCAAACATTGATTGATAGTAAGTCTATGAATCCAGTCTTTTATTTTGACGAGTTAGATAAAATTAGTGACACTCCTAGAGGTGAAGAAATTGTGGGTATATTGACACACTTGACAGATACATCTCAAAATTCACAATTTCACGATAAATATTTTGCAGAAATTAATTTTGACTTAAGTAAATGTTTGTTTATCTTTAGTTATAATGATGAATCAAAGGTCAATCCAATTTTGAAGGATAGAATGTATAGAATCAAAACAAAGGGTTATAGTGGAAAAGAAAAAAGTAGTATTTCCAACAATTATTTGTTGCCAAAAATACGAGAACAGGTAAGATTTAATGAAGGTGATATTATTATACCAGATGATGTAATTAGTCACATTATTGAAACGCATTGTAATAAGGAAGATGGTGTAAGAAATTTAAAACGTTGTCTAGAGATTATTCATACAAAGTTAAATTTATATAGACTAATGAAGCCAGGATCTAATCTATTTGAAGGTGAAATGTCTTTAAAAGTAGAATTTCCATTCAAAGTTACAAAAGATGTAGTAGATAAACTTATTAAAAAGGAAGGTGATGGTTATTGTGCCATAGGAAGTATGTACATTTAAAACTATTTAAAATAAATACTAGATAATATAATAAATAAATGGATATAAATTATTTATTATTACTGAGATGTAACTACAATAATATTTTAAGTTACATAAATTCTATTATAGATGAATTTGATAAGACAAAAGAATATGTAACTAATCAAGATAAAGAATTTTTTATTTTTACTATTGAAGAAAATAAAGAATTTTTTATAGAGAGAAAAAAAAATATTTTACATGCAATAGAATTGTGTAATGCAAACATTCAAAATAGTTGTAATCATGAATTTATTGAAGATGTTATAGATATAAATCCAGATGAATCAACGAGTATTTCTTATTGTAAATTCTGTGAATTTACCCGGCTTTAAGTTGTTTTTAAATCAATATATAGAATGGACTTAAAGAAATGGGTCTTGTTTCTCTCTACACTATGTAAGGAAATCCTAGATTTTCTGCGAAAATGGGCAAAAAAAGTTTCCTACTCATGTAGGCCGACTCTTTCATTTTTTCTTGGGAAAGTTTTTCCAGAAATTCAAAAATGGACATTTATTTTTGTCCATTTTTCAAAAAGCCAGAATACTTTGCTCAAAAGGGCGGCCGTTGTGACCATAATTGAATTTTATGGTCTGGTTACCAAAAAAATAATTATAAAAGTGTTTGCATAATTTTTTTTTATTTTTTTAAAAAAAGGGTTTAGGAACTTTTTCTGTCAGTATAATATACTGACAAATGACTGACATTTTAGAGAAAAAAAGTTCCGCTAATTTTATTTGTCAAAAGTGTTACTATATAACAAGTAGAAAAAGTCAATATGACAGACATTTATTGACACCAAAACATCAAAATACTGACAAATTACTGACAAATACTGATATTGAAGGTTCAAAAAGTTCCTTATCATTTACATGTAATTGTGGTAAAAATTATAAACATAGACAAAGTCTATTTAATCATAAAAAAAAATGTATTCATTCACAAGAATTAAATTCTACAAATAATGATAAACTTGTAGAATATTTAATGAAGGAAAATTCAGAATTTAAAAACTTAATATTAGAAGCATTAAAAAATGGTTCTATTAATAATAGTAATAATATAATTAATAATAATTCAAATAACAAGTCATTCAACTTACAATTCTTTTTAAATGAAACATGTAAAGATGCAATGAACATAACAGAATTTGTTAATTCTATTCAACTACAACTGAGTGACTTGGAAAAAGTCGGAGAACTGGGATATATTGAAGGTATTTCTAATATTATTGTGAAGAACTTGAACGCATTAGATGTAACTTTAAGACCGGTTCATTGTACTGATAAAAAGAGAGAAACAATGTATATAAAAGATGAAGATAAATGGGAAAAGGAGGATGAAACGAAAGCTAAATTGCATAAAATGGTAAGAAAAGTCGCTAATAAAAATATAGGTTTAATTTCTGAGTTCAAAGAGTTGTATCCTGATTGGAAAAAAAGTACATCCAAAGTGTCAGACCAGTTCAATGCAATTATTATAGAGTCCATGGGAGGTGCAGGAGATAATGATTTTGAAAAAGAAGAAAAAATCATTAAAAAAGTTGCAAAGGAAGTATTAATTGATTCCACCTTTAGAAAAGGTGGAGCCAAAATATAAGTAATATGGAAATCCACCTTTAGAAAAGGTGGAGCCAAAATATAAATAATATGGAAATCCACCTTTAGAAAAGGTGGAGCCAAAATATAAATAATATGGAAATCCACCTTTAGAAAAGGTGGAGCCAAAATATAAATAATATGGAACTAAATTAGTAGGTTTTGCTCCACTTTTTCTAAAAGTGGATTAAAGTAGTAGGTTTTGCTCCACTTTTTCTAAAAGTGGATTACCATATTGTATTTGTATTATGCCACCACATATCATCTCCTTTCTTTACATCGTATATTGCTTTAAAAATTTCTGAACGAGATAATGGAACATTACATCTATATTTATCTAGAGGATGAGGATTTGTTTTTAATTGTGCTCTAAGTGCTTTCTTTCCAACTTTTTGTCTTTGTTGGAAAGCAAAATAAGTATAAAAACCTTCGTATGACAAATAACGAATAGGTATAAGATCTTCATTTTTATCTTGGAAATCTCTCAAATATTCATCACAAATAGCTAATGCGGAAATATCTGCAAGACTCTCTCCGATACCAATAGAAGCGTCATACGTAATACCATCTCTCTTACAAAATTCTTCATATTGTTTTATAATATCTTCTTGAATAATCTTATATTTTCTTTTATCTTCTGGCGTCCACCAGTCATATAAATTACCATCCCAACCATATTTGCTACCAGTGTCGTCAAAACCATGAGATAATTCGTGAGCAACTGTATTGCCAAGATGTGCCAAATTATATTCAATACCACGTTCATCTAAATCAACAAATGGTTTTTGTATATATCCCAAATTGATATAAATAGAATTCTTTGCAGGTGTATAAGAAGCGTTGACAATATAGGCTTGTGTTCCAATCATTTTAACTGGGTATTGTGTCCAATCCATCAGTGGTATATCAATAGTTGGTTTACCAACTAACTCAATAAAACGTTGATGTCTCCATTCATTTATTTTTTGCATGTTATCATATAGTAATGTACCATAATTTAGATCAGGGTCTTCTCTCAATCCTTCTGGTTTACCATAAACAAAATTAAAATGATCTAATTTTTTCAATGCATATTTTTTGGTTGAAGGTTGTAACCAAGTGTTTCTTTCTAATATACGTTTAAATACAATTTTTAAATCCTCACATAATATTTTAACATATTGCATTTCTCCTTGATTCTCATATTTTTTCACATATTCATTTGTAAAAAAAGTATTAAATGGAACTGACATATAAAGAGCTGCACTAACAGAATCACTTTTGTTTATTCTTTCTTGTCCGCGTTCAAATTCACCTTTAAACTTGAAAATTATATCTTCCCAATCACGAGTGATGCGAACAATTCTCTTTAATAATATAAACAACCAAAATGTTTTCCATTTAGGTGTTTTCCAATTTTTTAAAAAGTTACCAGTAGTACATTTTAAATAACTTAAATTACTTGTAATGAAACTATCAGGTGTTGTTTTAAACCCCATATGTTTTGTAAATTCAGCCCAGTCAAAGCCATATGTTTTTAATGCTTCACTACTAGTCACTTTATTATATAATGAATTTGGATCCTTTACTTTAATATCTGGACATGCGAATGCATTAATAAATTCAAGTTCTATATCAAAAATATCTTGAGGATTATAATCATTTTTACCTAACAAAACGTTAAAAATATCTTTTATATATTTTTTATATGCTTCCCTATATTTTTTCTTATATGTTACTTCTGTGCCATCATCAAAATAAACGCTTATATCAACAATTTCAAAATTATGTCCTGTAACATATGATGTATAAAGTTTTGTATTTTTCTCATCAGGTTGCAAAGACCATACTAATGGCGCGCTAGTAGATGTCATTTCATCATTATTAAAAAAAGCTAATAATTTCCAAGGATTATTTTCTTCAAATAATGCATCAATAGTTGAGACTGCTTCTAACGCTAATTTTCTAGAGTAAGCCTTTGGGTTCATTTCAATAACAGATTTACGATAATTTTTAAGATTTTTTGCTAATTTATTATTATATGTCTTTATATATTCTAAATTAAGTTCATCTAATGCTTTATAAACTTTATCTTGAGTTAATCGGAAATCATCTACTTGAACAATATATTTTTGCTGTTGTTCTACACTAACATCTTTTAACCATTGATAGTTTATATAGTCATAAAAATCATCTTTTGGTTTAATACTATTTGGTGCAAATTTACTTAGCAATTGTTTTACAAATTCTTTTTTCTTTACTGCTATAGATTTTTTATTACCATTTATTTTTTTGCTAAATTTTTCTTCAAATGGTTTTAACCCAATTGGGCAAATAACCATTTTATTTTTTTGTGTGCCATTACTTGCTCTTTTAATTTTTCTATTTGTATGTGGCATATATATATATATATAAATAAAAATAGTTATATATATTTAATTAGTATTCAGAATAAGGGACATTATTACCACCACGATTTATTAGGTAATTATATTGTTGGCCTGTCATACAAGCACATCCTTGGCTATTACTATATGTGTTAGGACAGCATTCTGGCTTAAAAGGTGTATTGTAAAATAAATCCAGCTGTCCTTCAGGAAGAGGTATTGGTTGTTTTGGTCTAGCTAAAAATTCTTTTTCTGCGGGATTCAGTGGTTGACCAGGAGTAACAACCATATTAGGAGCCATCCAAGAAGAAGTATCAATAGGGTTGTCCATTGTTAAACTATAAACTGATGATTCACCATAGTTGGTATTAGCACCTGTGAAACCTTCTGTTGGATTAGCAGCCCCATCACCAGGTTTAGGAGTAGAATCAGTGTCATTAGTTTTATTACCACTAGCATCCATACCCATCGTATCTGCACCCTCTATTAATGCATAAGGGTCGTGGCAACCACAATATGTATGACTTACTAAAATTATAACAATGGCAGCAAAAATAAGAGTAATTATATTCATCTTATAGCCAAATAAGGAAATATTCATATTATACATATTTCATAGATAATAATTTTTCATCCTTCTTTTCTAAAAATATGTCAATTGCCGCATTATAATCGTAAAATTGAATATTTTCAATAGTAAAAGTTTTTTTATCTGTTAATAAATGATATAGCTTGTCATATTTTTCTTCCAAATTTACTTTATTACAACTACCTAATGTAGATGAAAAACATATTTTTTCATCACAAATGACTAAATTAGGTCCTCCATTTATTACTAGTTTTTCTCCTAAAATATATCTATATTGTTCACTTAAATTTTTACCATTAATTAGCACAACACCATATACTTTTTCACCATTTTGTAGCTCATCACCTATAACAATATCTTTAATTTGTTTATATTTGCCATTATAAAGTTTTATTCTAGTAGATTCTTCAAACCCACTATCTAATTCTACATGAATGTCTTTTAGTTTACTTATTTTGATATATTCATTATTCATTACTTTTTTAATACTTTCATCCCCTTGAAAAACTTCATCCCCTTGAAAAACTTCATCCCAATCTGTAAACACAATATTATTTATAACAATAGTTTTGTTGGATGTATTTAAACAATATAAATAAGGTTCATTATATTCCACACATTTCATTGAATCAGGATGTTTTGAAACAGGTATCCATTTTCCTTTGTAATTTACGATATGTGTATCTGAAACAATTACACTATCTAAGTAATACATAGTAGAACCTTTCGTTTCTACTTTTATAAATGCGGTAACTTCATTATTGTTTTCTAGTACATCACCTACTTGAATTTCATAAATTTTTTTGATTGTTCCATCATTCAATAAAATAGAAGTATTTTTATCAAAACATTTCAAACGAGGAATATTATATCCATAAATACCCAACACTTCACCCATGAATCCTAATAATATAGCAAATGGTATCGACATTAATAAAAATATTCCAGTCATTACACCAGCCGTCATTGCAGCAGGAGGAAAAAGCATTCCAATAATAAATAAAATAAAAATAAGGATTGCTAACGCTATTAATATATTAGCAATAAATTGTGCAATAGCTCCAAGTAATGACTTTAAAGCATAATAACTACCTAATGCAGCAAATAATGTAGTGACCATAGTACCTTGCATTTTACCTAAAATATCCTGTGCTCCTAAAATTATAGTTTGTATAGGTGCCATGATATTCATCAATCTGTTAATAATATTTCTAATAACGGCTTCTATAAGGCTTCTTATTCTGTCAAATATAGAACGAACAGCTTGGACCGCATCATTTAATTGAGTAACAATAGTATCAAATATTTGAATAATATAAACGAAAGGTTCTACTGCTACTCCTGTAATACTAGATAATATTTGTTGTGTACAATAGTTAAAATTCTCTTGAGTATACTCAAAAGCAGTTACCCCCTCAGGATGAGTTATATAACCAGCATATGGTATAATTACAGGATTGCAACGTTGATTAGGCCAGTCTTGAGCAATTATCTCAGCATTACTTGCATTAATACAATAAGAAAAAATAATAAAAATTATGATAGTAATAAAAATAAATACAACAACAGATCCACCATACTGATCCATATAACCTAATTTTTCATATATTTTTACTAATTTAGTTAATCCAGGATTACTATCCATATAAATATACTTTTAAAAAAATATGCATTTTAAAAGTATAATATCTAAACTAGTTTATTTAATTAAATAATCGTCCCAATCCCAGAAAGTTTCATTTTCTATTTTTATTGTATGATCACTTGTAATTAAACAACTGAACCAATCTGAATTTACGTCTGTTATTAATTTTGCATTTGAATATTTTTCTACTGGAATATATTTTTTGGATTTAATATCATATATATAATGTGAACCAGTAACATAAATATCTGATCCGTTTACGCCAGCCTTTTTGATTACATAAAATGGTATTTCATTATTTTTATTATTTATTCTCATAACTGATTCAACGATAGAACCATTTTCTAAGACATCTCCTAAATTGAGATCTTTCATATGTTTTATTTCATTATTTTGTAATTTAACAAGAGTATTTGGATGAAAACATTTACCTATTTTTGAAACAAAGTTATATCCAGACGTCATAGTTTTAACACTTCCATCTAAAATATAAATAATACTTACCATAACACCTGTAATTTTACCCAACATATCTCTTATTCCAATACTAATTTTTTCAAATTCAATAATTAATGTAGAAAAGGAACTAAAAATAGAACTAAAAATATTTGGAATAAATGTGCGAATTTTATCAAACATAGCACGAATAGCATTTATTTGTCCTACTAAACCGCCAATTGTACTACCTAAGATATTTACTATATACATAATAGGTTGCAATAAGTAATCCATATAACTACTTTGCATGGTTTGGATACAATATATAAAATTTTCATTAATATTATCTGCTAAAGGCATATAGAGAGGATTACAGCGATATAAAGGCCAGTTTTCCTTTATCTCTACAATTTTACTATAATAAAATACCCCTAAAATATACAATACAAATGCTACATTTATATAAAGAAAATTGAACCAATTTTTTCCAGAAGGCATAACTTATATTATAAATATAAAATTATTCATTTTGTTTACTGCTTTTGCAAAAATGATATAAAAAATGTGTTAATGTCTAATGACGACGATGTCTACGTCTTCTTGTATGTTTAGTTTTTTTATTATTTTTGCGTCTAGTTCTTCGTCTTTTTGACTTTCCTCCTTTGAATGCGCCACTATCATATTCACCATTTACTTGTGATATTATATTTCTAGTCATATTATCTCTTACAGTACCATTTGCATTAAAGGAAGATTCATTTGTAGGAGGTATTTCAATTGTACCACCTCCCCTCTTTTTTCTTTTACCTCCTAGACGATTCATTGCCGCTTGTGTTTGATTCATATTGTCAATTTTCATTACAGCAGATTGCTGTGGTGAATTTGCACCAGGTTGTAAAGGTGTGTGTGTTTGTTGAGGAATATCTAGTTTTACTGGCATTTTACTATATATATATATTTTAAAAAATAGCGAATTTTTATGTTTAAAAAGAAATTATTGAATATCCAGTATAAATAGAATGGACGATAAACAAAGGCTCCAGTTAGCAAATATGATTCAAGTAAATAATGTTGAAGATCAAACTGATTTAATACGTAATTTGAAGCATAGTCAAGTACTTAGAAATGAAATCAATAACATGATTTTAATTAAAGCTAAATATCGTGATAATGAAGCAAAGATAACTGAAGAATGTATTAATGAATGTGGTTTTTTATATACTTATTACACTGATATTTTTAATAAAGTAAAGAAGGATGAAATAGATATTCATATTTTAAATAAATTTTTAGATGTATTAAGACAAATAGAAGATGGTCAATTAGATCAACATGAGGGATCATTTTTAGTTGGTACATTACTAAAAGAATTGTATGTGGATAGTGCTTTGAAGAAAGCTGAAAAATTGGATGCAGAAGCAGAAAAAAATAATCAAAATCATCCTAAAAGTGCTGAAAATAACATATCTTGGAAGCAATTTAAGAGGATGAATAAATAAAAATCTTTTAATTTGTAAATTTATAGTGTAAATGACATAAATGTATTTGTATATACAATTGTATATACTGATATGTCAAAAAAATATGGAAAAATAACAAAATCTCTTGTCATTGTGGAGTCACCAGCAAAATGTAAGAAAATAGAAGAATATTTAGGACCAGGTTATAAATGTGTCGCATCTTATGGACATTTGCGTGAATTACCTTCTCTCAAAAATGTAGATATAGAAAATAATTTTCATCCAACTTATACGATTTCTAACAATGAATTAAAGAAAAAACAAATTGAGTTAATAAGAAAAGAGATTAAAAAGGCAAATGAAGTTATAATTGCAAGCGATTCAGACCGAGAAGGTGAGGGAATTGGTCACACAATTATAGAACTATTCAAACTGCCTCTTACTACAAAACGTATCATATTCAATGAAATCACTGAGCAGGCAATACAGTCCGCCATCAAGAATCCGACAACCATAGACATGGACATAGTACATGCTCAGCAAGCACGACAGATTTTGGACCTCCTCGTTGGCTTCAAAGTGACGCCTATCTTGTGGAAATGTATAGTAACTCCTAGCAAAGATAATGCATTAAGCGCAGGCCGTTGTCAGACACCAGCGCTGCGACTTATTTACGACAATGAACAAGATATTAGAGAAGCCAAAGAGAGAAAGTTGTATAATACAACTGGATACTTTACGAATTCCAATTTGCCATTTGAATTATCAAAAGAATATGAATCAGAAGATGATATAATAGATTTTCTAGATGGTTCAAAAGTCTTTGAACACATATATACATGTTCTGAACCAAAAAAGATTTATAAAGCGCCACCAGAACCCTTTACTACATCGCGAATTCAACAAGTGGCATCTAATGAGTTGCATTATAGTCCTAAAGAAACAATGCGTCTATGTCAAACCCTATATGAAGGCGGTTTTATTACCTATATGCGAACCGATTCAAAGACCTATAGTGGCGGGTTTTTAGACGATGTTGCAAAATATATTGTGACTGAATATGGTATGGATTCTAAATATATAGGTTCGCAATTTGATACCACGATTATACCGACGAATGATATCAAAAAAACGGCGAAAGAAAAAAAAGCCGTTACCCAAGATGCTCATGAGGCAATTAGACCGACTAATATATTTTTACGAGAATTGTCTGATTCTGAATTGGATAATAAGAAGCGTCGTATGTATAAATTAATTTGGGAAAATACATTGGAAAGCTGTATGTCACCGGCATCATTTTCCCAAATTACTGCATCAATAACCGCGTTTGAAAATAATAAATTTACTTATAAGAGTGAACAAGTAGACTTTCCTGGTTGGAAAATAGTATCAAAAAAAAATGTAGAAGAAATAAAAAGAGAGAATACAACCTATACATACTTACAAATCATCAAGAAAAACTTTCCAATTCCTTATAAAAAAATAGTAGCACGTGTAACAATGAAAGGATCAAAGTCTCATTATACAGAGGCTCGTCTTGTACAGATGCTGGAAGAAAAAGGCATTGGTAGACCTTCTACCTTTTCTTCTCTCGTTGATAAGATTCAAGAACGTGGTTACGTAAAAAAAGAAGATGTAAAAGGTAAAGAAATCGTTTGTTCTGATTATGAATTGGAAAATAGTGAAGTTTCCGAAATTCAAACAAAGAGAGAATTTGGTAATGAAAAAGGAAAACTAGTTATTCAACCATTAGGTATTATAGTTATGGAATTTCTAGAAAAACATTTTTCACAATTATTTGAATACAATTATACATGTCAAATGGAAAATATTCTTGATAAAATTGCAAAGGGTAATTATATATGGCATGAATTATGCAGTGAATGTAATAACCAAATTGACAAGTTAATTGAAATAATAGGTCCACAGGGAAAGATGGAAATCCAAATAGATGATAATAATACATATATGGTAGGTAAATATGGTCCTGTTATAAAATGTACTGAAAAACAAGCAGATGGAAAAGAAAAAACGACTTTTAAATCAGTACGTAAAGATGTGGATATATCTACTTTAGAAAAGGGAACTATACAAATTGAAGACATTATTAATGACAAGAAGTCGGAGACTAAAAGTAGTTATAATCTGGGACAACATGAAGGTCATGACGTTATTTTAAAGAAAGGTAAATTTGGGTTGTACATAACGTGGGATAAAAACACAAAGACTCTAAAAGAACTTGGAAATAGACCAATAGAAAATATAACCTTTGCTGAAATTAAAAAATACTTGAATGAAGGTAGTAATTTTGTAAGAGAAATAAATCCAAATGTATCTATAAGAAAGGGACCAAAAGGTGATTACTTATTTTATAAAACGTCTCGCATGAAAAAGCCTAAATTTTATGATGTTAAATCATTTATAACAGAGTTAAGTGAAGACTATAAAATATGTGACATAGATATTTTAAAGTCATGGATATCAGATAAATATGATATATAATTTTATTAGTAAACAGAAGTACTTTGAGAATTTGTGTTTCTTAAAATTTGTGGTAATTGCAAAGTAAATTCAATATCAAATGAATAATTAAATATTCCAAAATTTACTGGTAGACCGTTATGGTATCTTAGTTTAATACTTAATTTACGTATTCTCTCTGCAGGAGGATAATAAAATTTATAAGGTAGTGAATCGCGATCAAACCATTGTGAAATAGGTGTAGTTGGAACTGCTATTTTTGCAAAAGCTGAATTAACTATACCATTTGTTGAATTTGTTTTAATAGTAAAGTTACTAATATTATAAGGTTGTGTTTCATCAATACAATTTTGTTCAGCTATTTCCATATAAAAATAAGCAGGACCCATTAAATTTATTTTATAATCTGCTTCTACCCAATTTACAATAGATCCAGGAAAAGCAGGATTTGGAAGTAACCAATAACCATTATCTCCTAAATTGACATCGCCATAATAAAATCTGGGAACAATAGATCCATTATATAACGCTGATTCTGTAAAATCGCTAACAGTCGCACCACTTACCGAATTTGTATCACAACGCGATAATCCTAGATAACCAGGTAAACCCCAATTACTAAAATCAGGAGCTGCATTTCTTGTAGCACAAATAAAATTGGATTCAGTTGTTTGTTTTGTAATTTGTGATTGATTGGTTAAAATAAAACCATCACATACATTTCCAAACCACATTTTTTGACTTATGTTATTATAAACAACAACAAAATTATTATATCCTCCGCTAGAATTTAATAAATTAATTGCAAGCAAATATTCAGATCGCTGTGCTGGTGTAAGTGATTGATTTGTTGATTGAGATATAAAATAAAGATTTATTCTAAGAGTAACAGTTGTATTAAACTTGTTAGTAAGTTCTGTAACCATTTGATCCGGATTATAAAAGCCTGTCTCAATTAAAAAACCAAAGTTAGTATCTTCGTTATACACCAAAAATTCATAAATTTTTAGAGAAAGTAAGTCACTTATACCATGATCATTTGGATTATATGGATTATTAATTTTAAAACTCATTGCTATATTTTCATTTAGTATAGAAAAGGTATTATAATTTGAAGGAAATGTCCATGAAACAAGTCGTAATGAAACTACATTTAATAAATCTTCAGGCAATTCTATTTCAAATTCAGAAGAATTTTGATATTTTAAAATATTTCTATCTTCTGAATGTATAGATACATATTTTTTATAATAAATATATTCTTGAGAGTTTTGTATTAATGGATGGGTAGTATTTGTATTAAAAATCCTAGGAGTTTGAAAATCACTATATTGACTCATAATATATAATATAAACAAATTTTTTATATTATAATACATTTTATTTAAAATAATTATTATATTTTTTTAAATAATAAAAAACTATTCATATATATTATTATTATGAGTAGTGTTTCATCCGTTGCAAATTATGGTGGTTCAATAGGAGACTCTAAACAATTTATAAAACATTTTGTTAGCGGTGTTCCGCGTAATCTAGCAATATGGAAAAATGTAAGTTATTCTACTATACCAGTTGGTGCAATATCTACTCTGCCATTAAATACAACACTTTTAACACCTGCAGTTACTAAAATAATTAATAGTGCTATACCTGTATATATTCCAACTAGTTTATATGTAGATGGACCTATATATGGAACATTAGGAATACCATCTGATCAAAAATTAAAAGATAATATATATCCTATATCTGAATTAAAAATAACCGATTTTATACATTTAGAACCAAAAGAATTTATATATAAGACGACACCCTTGAAAAAACATTATGGATTTATAGCACAAGATGTTGAAAAAATATATCCAGAGTTGGTAAATAATAGTGAAAATGGTTACAAGACAATTAATTATATTGAATTAATACCATTACTAGTAGCAAAAATAAATGCTATGCAAAAACAAATAGATGCGTTGATTCACCTTTAGAAAAGGTAGAGCCAAATATAAACCCAATTTTACAACTTTTTATTATGGTTTTAGCAAAATTGTGTCTCTACCTTAAAAAAATGTAGATTTGGCTCCACCTTTTTAAAAGGTGGATATATATATATGTTAGGAGATTTTTCCGAATTTCAAAGTAGTATTTATAAGTCATTAATATGTGTTTCATCTATTGTTTTTATACTTGGTATGACTACAACTGGTGAAATGTCTCTTAATTGTTATAACACTGGTTACGCTGCCCTTGCAATATCTATTATTTTAATATTAGTTCAGCTATTAAATAATATACAAACAAAAAAAGAGGGTACTATGTCTATAGGAAGTATTGCAATAAGTCTGTTACCATTTTTAATTATGTTAAGTGTTATTTCTACACAAATATATTTTAATATAACATATAAGGATAAAATTATTGAAGATAGATTATCCTCTGGATTTAAGATTTTTAGCAATATAGTTATTATTTTATTAATAATTCAAACATATATTATATATTCAGTAGTATCCAGTAAAACTTTTAATGATACAGGTATTACAAGTGTAACAACAAGTGTACTTTTATTACTTGCAGTTTTAAGTGGTATTGCTACCAATATTATAAGGACTATATTAAAATATTTTACTACAGATGGGTTTATATCAAATATAATAAAAGTTTAATTCACTTTAATAAATTTATATGTAAGACCATAACTAGTATGTGTTTCCCAAATTCCAGATATTTTAAGTATAAAAGAAGCAGATGATTTATTGTTTAATTCAGAAAAAATTTTAATATTACCATTTTTGAGTTGTTCATATATTTTAAATTGTGCAACTTTCTCTTTAATTTCATATTTTTTCAAAATATCTTCTTCAATTACTTTTAAATTATCAATAATATCTTTATGATTAAAAACATTAAAGGTACATTTATATTTCATATAATATTTTTCACATATGATATCATAAATATTAATAAGCAAATAGATGCCGTTCAACGTGAAATTTACGGAAGAATATAATATTCTAATAAAGTTTCCATCGTTCATAATATTATTTTTAATTGGTTCACAAAAAAAAATATTATTATCATCATATTGATCAAGTCTTTTAACAATATTCATTATATAAAACTAGTATATCTCTTGATTTGTTTTTAAGTTATATATTTTACTTTGTTATTTCTCAATACATTTTTTATTATATGTTTATTTTTAATATTTGTTTATTTTTATTATATGTTTATTATTATATATTTAAATAAAGAATATATTATTATATCATCTATGAAATTTCATGAGACACATTTTGAAGAATACATAAATGAAAGTAAACGAATAAATTTACATCCTAAGCTAGAAAAAATATTTGAAAAATTTCCAAAAAAAATAAATGATCTTAAAAATATAATATTTTTTGGTTCAAATGGTTGTGGTAAATATACTCAAATGTTAAAATCTATAAAAAAGTATAGTCCTACAGAATTAAAATATGAAAAAAAAATAAGTTTGACATTTAATAAGCAACAATATTTTTTCAAAATAAGTGATATACATTATGAAATAGACATGTCTCTATTGGGTTGTAATTCAAAGTTGCTTTGGCATGACATTTATCAACAGATAATTGATGTTATATCAGCAAAAGTGGAAAAATTTGGCATTATTGTTTGTAAATATTTTCATGAAATTCATAGCGAATTATTAGAAAACTTTTATAGTTATATGCAGCAAAACAATGCAACATCTATAGATTTAAAATTTATTCTTATAACAGAAGAGATAAGTTTTATTCCAGACAACATATTAAATGCATGTGAAATCATTAATGTTCCAAGACCAACAAAAACAGCTTACATTAAATGTATTAATGAAAAACTACCAAAAACTCTAAAACCTGAAAATATAACAAATATTAAAATTTTGCATTCATATAATGAAGATTTAATGATACAATATAAAATTATATGCAATAAGATAATTAAAAACTTAATAAATATAAATGAGTTACAATATTTAAAGTTCAGAGATATTTTATATGATATATTTATTTACAATTTAGATATATCAGATTGTATTTGGTATATTCTCTCTTCACTCATTGAACAAAAAAAAATAAAGAGAGAAGATATTTCAAATGTATTAATAAAAACGTATCATTTTTTTCAATATTATAATAATAATTATAGACCAATTTATCATGTTGAAAATTATTTTCTGTATTTAGCAAAAATAATCAATCATTTTTAAAATAAATACTATACAAAATGAAACTAGACTAAAAGTTGATAATTTTTAATTATTCCACACTAAAGAAAGTCTGCCACTAGTTACATTTGTAATGTTTCTATTATAGAACTGATAACCTCTCAAATATAGACTCATTGGTTGAATAATAGTATTATTTGCTTGTGCTATAAAGAAAAAGTTATTGTAACCTTTTGGAATACCTCGTGTATAAGTAATTGCACTTGTGTGAATTGCCATTTATATATAAACCAAATATATAAAATTTTCTACGATACAATAATTTTAAATCATGTTATTACTTAAAGTTTATACAAGATATTTTACATGAATTATACATCCAAGTTTTTGGACGCATTTGAAATATTAGAAATTGATTTATCTAAAACTAATTATAATGATATAACAAAAGAATACTTAAAGAAGCAATATAGAAAGTTGGCATTAAAGAATCATCCAGATAAAAATGGTAATTCTATAGAATCTAATGAAAAATTTAAACAAATAAATGAAGCGTATGATTACTTAAAGAGAGAAATATCTTCAGACGAATTTAACGAAGAAAATGTTTCTGATTATAATTCTTCTCTCTATGTTGATGTTTTAAAGGAGTTTATGAAGACAATGTTTGAAGGAACATACAATGAAATGTTATCTAAAATAGTGAATGATATTTTAATTGCAGGTAAGAGTTTATCAGTAAAATTATTTGATGGTTTAGACAAAGACACTGCAATGCATATTTATTCTTTTCTCTCTATAAATCGTAATACACTTCATTTAACTGGAGAGATTCTTGAAATAATACGCGATATTGTAATAAAAAAATATGATAATGTTCAAATTTATAAGTTAAATCCAAGTATTCATGATCTAATCAATAATAATGTATATAAATTATATGTCAATGAAGAATTATTTTTAGTACCATTATGGCATAATGAATCCTATTTTGATAGCATTTTAGGAGGAGAAATTATTGTATTTTGCGAACCAGATTTGCCACCTGGTATCACGTTAGATGATGACAATAATATTTGTGTTGAAACTATTATAAATTTGGAGAATGATTTGTTTCAATTATTTAAAGAGAACAAACCTATCTCAATAACGATTGATACAAAAATAATTGAAATTTCTCTTTCTCTCTTATATATAAAGAGAGAACAAATTTATAGAATAAAAAATGAAGGATTAACAAAACCAAAAAAAGATATTTATGATGTATCTGAAAAGACAGACATTATTGTTACTATTAATATCATATAAATTTATTATTTTCTTCTTGTAAAAAAATATATATAAAGAAAAATTAAAATAATAAAAAATACATATAAAACAGGATACTTACAAAAAGTTTGACGTTTACCATTTGGAATATTTCCTGAAAAAACATCGCATAATTTATAACTTATATAAAATGATAGTAAAATAAAAATAATAACATAAATAATATTCATTATATAATACATAAATATTATTCTTCATAAGTATTTAATTATTTTTTATAAAAAAAATAATTAATGAAAAAAGTTTATATTTAAAATTTTTATAAATTTGATTATTTGATTATTTTTATAAATTTGATTATTTAATTAATTCTCAACACTTAACTTCTTTTTAGTTACAATTTTCTTTTTCTTAGGTTCTTCAATAGCAACAGCTACTGGCTCTTCAACAACTACTGGATCCTCATGAATAACCTTTATCTCTTCCCTTACCAAAGGAGGAGGAGGAGGAAGTTCTCTTTCTTCATCATCATCAGAATCTTCAACAATAGTGCTGGTTACTACACCATCATTGTAAACCTCATCCTCAGGTGGAGCTTGCGCCTTGAGTCTCTGAACATCCTCGGCCTTTGGCTTCAAGAAGCAAACCCCCTCAGTAATAGCAGATGATCTTGGCTTCTGTGTAATTGCTTGCTTCAAATTCCAAGTAATAGAAACTTTACCATTCACAAACCAAAGACCACCGCACTGCAACAAACAAATTACATGAGTCTTTGGCTTCAAGAACTCAAGAGGTGTGATATGAGCAGGTGTCTTTCCTTTGACATATAATTGAGTACCTTCTTCGTCATAAATCTCTGGCTGCCAAACTCCCTTCCAACATGGCAACTTAGCAGTAAGAGTAGGTGGCTTAGAATAGTCAAGAGCATCCTTTCCTTTTTCTAGCTTAGGATATCTAAGCATAATATTAAATTTTTCTTCCATTACTTCCATGCTCTTAATTTCTTTACCAAACCAATCCTTAGAATAAATAATTGCATCTTCTTTAATCTTTGTCTCAACTTTTTTAATTTCTCTTAAGAATGCCTCACAATCCGCATTAGGATACTCTGAATTAGGAAACTGAAGTGAAATTGTCCACTTTCCAGTAAAATTTCCTTGTTGATCCTTTCCTTCTTGAGCACCCCATGTCAGAATTAATGGTGTACTAAAAGTAAGAGATTCCTTAAAATTCTTATTATAGAGATTCACTACTTTTCCTCCGGCCGGATTGGCCTTTGGAGCAGAGTAAGAGAATACACTGGTATCAATATTAGTTCCGTCTAGAATTGCGCTTGCCATCTTGTTATAATATACTTTATATAACAGGGATATCTTTAAATCAATTTTTTTTTAAATTATAAATGCAAAATAATAAAAAGATTAAAATAGTCTTACGATACATGGTAAGCATTTTAATTATTAATATTATTTTAATAATATATAAAAAACTTGGTTAAAAAGAAAATATGTATTATTAATATATATATGGAATCTTTTAAAAAGTCAAGCAAAGAGGTAATTGATGAATATATGGATTGCATTTCTAAAAAATCAGAACATAAAATACCTATAGTTAAAAAGGCAATTAAAATAACAGATGAATTCATTGTTATTCCTACAATTCAGAGCTATAATGACATAACTAGATATAATTATAGTTTACCACAATTGAAAATGATTGCAAAAGAATATAAATTAAAAATTAGCGGAAACAAGTCTCAACTAGTATTAAGAATTTTTTCTTATTTATATTTTTCGTCATATATTATTAAAATTCAAAAAAACTTTCGTGGGCTATTAGTAAAAAAATACAAGGCTTATCATGGCCCTGCATCTATGAATAGGAAAATCTGCACAAATGCAGATGACTTTGTTACAATGGAACCTGTGGAAGAAATTAATTTCCATCAATTTTTAAGTTATAAAGACACAGATGGTTTTGTATATGGTTTTGATATAATTTCTCTCCATAATTTATTTTTAAAATCAAAAGATATTACATCAGTAAAAAATCCCTATAATAGAAATCTAATTCCAGAGGCTGTTATTAGAACAATTAAAACCATTATTCGTCTGAGTAAAATTTTTAAAATACAAATAAAATTACATTATGAAGATGATACACAAAATCTTTCTATGGAAAAAGCATTAGAATTAAGAGCATTACAATTATTTCAACACATTGATGCTCTTGGTAATTATTCTAATTATCAATGGTTTCTCTCTTTGAATAGAATTCAAATAGTAAAATTCGTGAAAGAATTGAATGATATTTGGAATTATCGTGCTCAACTAAGTAATGAAGTTAAAAGAAATATTTGTCCACCTAATGGTGATCCATTTCGTTACTTAAGTATTCAATATATTCAGACTGAAGCTGAGTTATTTAATGTAAAAAAAATTGTTTTAGAGTTGATGGAAAAATTTGTCAATAGTGGTATAAACAATGATAGTAAATCTTTGGGTGCCTATTACATATTAGGCGCCTTAACATTAGTAAATACAGAAGCTGCTACATCTCTTCCTTGGCTTTTTCAAAGTTTTGAACATTTTTAATTAAAGTATAGAGAACTTTTTATATAACGCATTTATTAATATTACCATATTGTCGTAACAATATATATTATTTGCTTAAAATCACTTAAAAAGTAGTTGTTAGTATATAGTATAATAAGATGCCAAAGAAATCATCCGTCAAAGAGACTGAACCTGTCGTTGCTGTTACCCCTGTTGTTGTTGAGAAGAAGTCTAGAAAACCTAAGACCCCTAAGGTTGAGGTTTCAGCTTCTTCTACTCCTGTTGTTGATGCCCCTGTTGTTGATTCTGTTGTAGAGGAGGTTCCTCTTGCTGAGCAATCCAATGAGTTTTTGGCCAAGCTCCATCATATTAGTGTTTCTATTTCTGCACTAAAGTCTGAGTACAGAACCCTTGAGAAGAAGTGGTCTCGCGAGATTAAGACTGCCCAGAAGCAGACCAACCGCAGAAAGAGAAAGGCTGGAAACCGCGCTCCTTCTGGATTTGTCAAGCCAACCAAAATTTCTGATGAGCTTGCTTCTTTTCTTGGTAAGACCAAGGGAACTGAGATGGCTCGTACTGATGTTACCCGTGAGATTAACACTTACATCCGTGAGAACAAGCTTCAGGATTCCAGCAATGGCCGCAAGATTAATCCTGATAAGAAGCTTGCTACTCTTTTGAAGCTTAAGACCACTGATGAACTCACTTATTTTAACTTACAGAAGTACATGTCTCCTCACTTTGCCAAGGCTGTTAAGGCTGAGGTTGCTGTTGTTGCCCCTGTTGCTCCTGTAACAACTGCTTAAAATCCACCTTTTTCCACCTTTAAGAAAGGTGGAGCCAAATATAAAAATGTTTAAAAATATAAAAAGATTTTGATCAACATTCTATACGAAGTTGAGTAAGATACAGGTAAGCCATTATTTATTTTATTATTTTATTAATTTATTTTTCTAACTTTTTTTGAATTATGTACATTTTTTTACAGGATTATACATCATTTTACGTAATATTTTTCAAATACTTTTTTAGACCTTTTCATTTTATTATAAATTTAAAATATATAATAAAAAAGTTTAAAATTAAAAGTTTGTCAAAAGTTTGTCGAAAGTTTGGCTCCACCTTTTTAAAAGGTGGATTAGAATAAAAACCCATCCATTTTCAAAATATTTTGTATTTCTTCTTTTAAAATAGGACCATTTGCAATGCGAATAGAATCAAATATTTGTACTTTTACATGATTTCTACTTAAGTCAAACATATCATAAATTTTTGTTAACAAATTATAGTCTTCAATATAGTTTGTGTTTTCAAATAACCAATTATAAAATTCTATATTATTATTATTGGTTTTTTTCTTTTCTTTTAAATACTTTTTAAATAATTTCAATGTGGAATTCAAGTTATGCGAATCTTTAATATCATCATTCAAACTATTATAATCTGTTCCTGATAATATACAAATTTCTCTCAACTCTTTTTGAGTAAGTCCTAGATTTTGCAAAATATTTTTCATATCATAAAGAACCGCTGTATGATTTAATAAACTTAAATATCTTATTACATGAGGACACCCGTATACAAACATATCCATATCTTCACTTAGTGTAGCCCATACTTTTCCTTTTGTAGCAAGAAGAGCGCAAACTTCATCTGCTTCTCCAGGAGCATCATAATAAGTACCACCATAAGCTCTAATTAAACTTTTTACTATTTCAATATCGCTTCTTTTTATTTTTACAAAATTTCTTTTTAATATATCCATCTGTCCTAAAATTTCTTGTTTTTCTGTATCTTCCATATTATCATTATTTTTAAGAACATTTTGCAGGTTATTATATTCTTCAAACGCGTCCCTCCTATCCTCCCGTCTTTTCAATAGTAGTTCTTTTTTTTCAGTAGGCGGTTTACCATCAAAAACAAAGATAGGTATAATATTATAATACCTAAACATTGACAACATTGAATACATATTTTCAATTAATGAATCTTCTGCTGCATACTTGTGCATATAAATACTAATATCTACAGCAATTTTTTTCCCAGATAATTCTGCAAGAGAAATTATTTTAATTGCGTCTGATGCATTCTCACGAAAGAATCTATTTAAATAACGAATACCCATACGTGTAGCTTTTTACTTATCTTTATATTCAGATTTAAATATGTCAATTTTTTTTTATAGGGAACCAAGGTTCCCTATAAAAAAAATTGAAATCCTTTTTCTCTCTTTTATGAAATGCATAACTATATTCAAGATGCAGACTAGAAGCCAAACTAAAATGAAAACCCTTTTAGAATTCGTATTTGATTTTGATGCCTCCATTGCAGCGTGGAAGGCTAACAAAAAACGTGGACCAAATTGCACTTACACTTATGTATGCCAAAAAATGAATAAAAATGGTGAATTCTGCAAGAGAAAATGTCTAGCAGGTGAACACTTTTGCAAGTGTCATTTGAAAAAATAAATAAAAATAAATACAATATGATAACATTTTTAGATTTTTAGATTTACGAATATTATATTTATATCCAAATCATTCTTCTTATGAAACAAAAATTGAAAACAGATATAATGGAAATGACTGGGCAAAAATGCAAATATGTAATAGTGGTAATTTTTTAATGAAAAATTTATGGTGGACGCGTATTTTTGGCGCTATTAACTACCAAATTGAACATCATTTATTTCCAAATATGTCAAATATTCATTATCCAGAAGTATCTAAAATAGTTCAAGAATATTGTAAAGAAAATAATATACCTTATGTACATAAAGAAACCTTATATGAATCATATAAATCTTTTATTAAATATCTAGAATATTAATATAATTAAATAATTTAAAGATGTTTTAATTATAAATTATATGTACCAACATTTGTTACCTATTATAGGCACATATTTTTATGTAAATTGGCCAAAACATATTCGTATAAATTCAACATTATTATATTTTTTATCTATTTTTCATAATACAGCTCTTGCAGTTTTCAGTGGATATACATGTATGTCTTTAACTAGATTATTATACAATGATGGTAATCAATTTGGTCATATGATATATTTAAATAATACATATGTAACAAAATATGATAATCTTATTTTTTGGTTTTATATATCAAAATACTATGAATATTTTGATACAATTTTGTTGTATATGCAAAATAAAAAACCAATATTTTTACAAAAATATCATCACATAGGTGCTGTTATATGTTGGCACTTATGTTATTTCTATAAAGTAGATGCAATCATAATAGGTTCAACTTTAAATTCGGGTATTCATACCATTATGTATACTTATTATTTATTATCTTTATTTAAAATAAGACTTTCATATTTAAAACCATTTATAACAACAGGTCAAATAGTCCAACTTATTTTTGGTAATATTTATAGTATTGTATATTATTATCCTCCAGTAGAAAAATGGTGGAATTATTCAATTATAATTTTTTCTAATTTATATATTGTTGTATTAGTTTATTTATTTTTTCAATTTTACATAGATAATTATGTAAATAAAAAACAACTAATATCAAAAACAACTAATATCAAAAACAACTAATAACAAAAACAACTAGTATCAAAAACAACTAATAACAAAAACAACTAGTATCAAAAACTATTTATAATAATATATTTATAATTTCTTTATAAATATATTCAAATACTTATAAATTTTACTTACCCATATTCAATTCAATACCTTCAAGACCATACACATGATCTAGTTGTATATAAGCAGGATATACATTTTTCTTAGCACCAGGAAGAATATTCCAGTTTTCATCAAAAAATAATTTTATTTCTTTATAAGGAATTCCTCCATTTATTATAGGACATTTCAGTAAAATTTTTTTTATTATTTCATCGGCTTCTCTAAATCTTAAACCACCTTCTCCAAAATCATTAAATAAATGATAATGAAACTCTTCAGGATGTTTATTTATCATAAAAGTAGAGTATGTTTTGTATTCACTAAATCTATAGAATTTTCTTGAAAAAGACATTAATAATTTTGGCCAAGGGATATTCAGATAACCCGTATGTTCTATCATAAGATTTATCATTTCGGTCACACGTTTTTTTTCAAATATCATATGATGAGAGACAAATGTACCGCCTTCATTAGGTACGACTGGAATCATATTTATAAGAGCTTTCATACAAGATGCATATTGATATGAATTAAACTCTGATCTTGTTTCTCCTTGAAGAATCGCAAAATAAAATATTTTCTCTCTATTATCATTATAATCACAAAGTTTCCATCGTCTTGTAGGAACTAAATCACCATCCCATACGATGTATGTTGGAGATAGATTATCTATTTGAGTAGCAGCTCCTAATTTTATTAGCTGTTGTATCCACCAACCGGGTTCTCTCTGTTGAAAACCTCTTGTTATATCATACTCTTCAATAATTTCTTCAAACGATAAGTTAAAATTTGGTTTGAAAAAATCTTCTTCATGAATTAATTCTAAATGATTAATATCCCAATGAATTGTTAGATTTCTTAAAATATCAGCTTCTTTTTTAGATGTAACAACGATAATTTTACGCGGCTTATAAAATAATTCTAAAGCCTCTAATACAGACCTTGTTATTAACCCAACTTGTTTTAAAGGAACTAAAAAATCAACTTCTGATAAAATTTCTAATTGCTGGGCTGTAATTTTATGCTCCATATATTATTGTATAAATTTAAATATATCTATAATTTAAATTATACCTCTAACATAATTCACAAATACTCATACGCAAATTAGAGAGAATATATTTATAATTTGCTGTTTTATTTTTTCTATCTATTGAGTTTAAAAAAATAGTAGTTTCTTTAATAGAATCCAACATAGACCTAGTTTTATAGTTTTTCTCTATAAAATTACAATAATCTCTCTGACTAGAAATAGTCTTTTTAAATTGCAAAAGAGAGAAATTATTTGTATTACACCATGAAAGATAAGATTGATAATTATTCATTAAAATACATTTAATTACATAATAAGATAATATATTTGTTTTTTCTTTATATAAATTGACTCTCATCATTTGACTATGGTAAGTATTTGAATATAAATCATTATATGTGAGACCCATAAACTGGAGCGTCTTTACCATTTGAAAAAAACTATATGTTCTCTCAAAATTAATAAAAAACTCAGAATGTTCTAAAAAATCTTCCATGTTTGTTTTATCCTTTATTGAAAAAAAACTACAAAATAATGCATTCATTATTTCAGCCCAAAACTCAGTATAGGATTCAAATAAATTTACATCTGATGTTACTTTAAATATTTTTAGTATGCATTTATGTGCTTCATCATTATTCATATCAGAAAAATCCAAACCAAAGTTATGAAATGTTTCATGAATAAATACCTTCAACCATTCTTCTTTACGGAAAACTACTATTTCAGAATCTTTTTGACAACTTGTTGTAAATGCGGTATTCACATTTATTTCGTCTAATATGAAAATATTAGAACTAGGTAATTTTTTTTCTAGAGAAGTAAAGTATAAATATACTACTAATGTATTTGAACAAGTTTTTAACGCATATTGATTTAATATATATAACCACATAATCATTGTATCTACATATTTATGATATAAATCTAATTTTAATTCTATATTGTCATCTTCTACTATAAAAATAATTTTAATAGAACGCCCGAAGAGAGAAAAAGTATATGTTAGTTCAGACATAGCTAAATGGTCAATATGTTTACGAACAATATCAGGAAAACTTTTAGAATTAAAATTTTGTGGTCGTGTAATTTGACTTGCATTTATTAATTTTTTTATATTGAATGTAAAATATGATGTTTCTTTTTGTTTTAACTGCATTAAATATTTGTATGCATCAAAGATATTATAATATAATTTTTTTAAAATATCATCTGTTTTTTTTGTCTGAATAACTTGATTAATATGTTTATTTTTAGTAAAAAATAACATAAGTTTTCTGCTTTTATCTGATAATTTCATGTTTAATATAATATATTATTTATTTTTATTACTTTTTTATATTAAACTATTTATAGAAAGTAAAGTAGAAAAAATATATAATCTTTATAGAATTCATATGGAGTCTCTTATCATTCTTATTTTAGCATTTATTTTAATTGCTTTTATTATACTTAACTATTATAAATATCAAAATACTACTATTATAACAACTTCTTCATCAGCATCTTGTGCACAAACTGAGTTCGGTTGTTGTCCTAATGGTATGGATTCCAAAATTAATTTTTACGGAACAAATTGTCCTGGTTATGTTCCTGGACCAGGATATTTACCTACACCAGTTGTTATTCAACCTGTTTTACCTCCACCACCTCATCGTTTACCTCCACCACCTCATCCTATTTATAAACCTCATCCTATCGGTGGTTGTGTTGGTACTAGATACGGTTGTTGTCCCAATAATATTAATGCAAAAATTGATGAAATTGGTAGTAATTGTTTAATAAAATAAAAAAATATGTAAAATTAAAAATCTTTAAATTAATATATAAAATGTCTACTATAGATGAAAACAACTTTCTTGTTCCTATTGAAGCAACTATTATTATTGAACCAAAAGTAGAAGAACCTGAAGTACCAGTACAAGTCCAAAATGTCGTAGAAGAACCTGAAGTACCAGTGCAAGTCCAAAATGTCGTAGAAGAACCTGAAGTACCAGTGCAAGTCCAAAATGTCGTAGAAGAACCTGAAGTATCAGTACAAGTCCAAAATGTCGTAGAAGAAAATACTACCGAATTTGAAGAAGTTATTGTTAAAGTAGAATTAAATACTCTAGAAGAATCATTGACTACTATTATTTTAAATATTATAAAAACTTATGATGAAAAAAAAGAAGAAGCAATTAACTATTTTAATAAAATTGGTATTCAAGAAAGTAAAGATATAATTGATCTTACACAAAAAATAATAGATAGTAACCCGTCTGTATTAAATAATATTGAAAACATATTTATAGAGATAACAAAAGACAATAAAATAGACACAAGTGATATCCCACACTTTATTTTGATTCTTCAAATACTTTATGAAAGAATATTTACCCAAAAAGATTTTTCATCAAATCCAATAAAACGATCTGAATTCAGTGCTAATATTTTAAAATTTATTATTCATGTTTTAGTAGAGGAGAGAAAAATAATACAAGATAAAAACAAAAATGATTTTTTAATACAAATAGATAAATTAATAGATTCATGTGTAAGTTTATTAAATTTTTCACATATTTTAGAGACACCCAAAGTATGTTGTTCTGTTATGTAAATCCACCTTTTGAAAAGGTTCTGCGGAGCTAAGAGCCAAACGATTCTATATAAATATTTATTCAAGGTTATAAATATTTATTCAATTTTGGCTCTTAGCTCCGCAGAACCTTTTCAAAAGATGGATTCCCTCTTCAACTTATCACGTATCAACATCAATTCATCAAATACAATAGGTGGTTGACCTCTTGCAAAATGTGTTAACTTTGCATCTTGTGTAGCTAGTAGAAGTTGTTTTAGGTCTTCATTTTGCGTAAATTTTGCAAATTGTGCAGCATACATTTCTTTTTTTCTTCTATTTCCAAAGAAATCTGAATCAGCCTGTGATACCTCTGCAGGTCTTAGTAATTCACCTTTAAACTTACCCGATTTACTTCCAGCTGCTTTTGCTAATGTGGGATCTTTTGACAAGTCCGTACCTGAATCTAGAGAGAAACTCAAAAAGAAATCAGGATAAGTTTTCTTGTATTTTGAAGCTTGATAATAATGTTCTACAGAAGCCCATTGATGATTCGCTAATGAAAATGGTTGAACCCAAAAGTTGGATAGTTTTTTACGCCATTGAGGTATTGTAGCCAATTCTGCAAAATCTTTCATTCTTTCTTTTGGAATCTTCTCTCCATTTCCTTGTCCTGGCAATTTTTTGTCAATAGACTTGGAATAAAATTGGAACACAATATTATCATCATATAGTCCGCGTAGTTTGCTTTCACTTAGATCTTCATAATCTACTTCTTGTACTACGGATTTCCCTTTATTTTCTCCAGCTTTAAATTTTTGGAAATCGGGAATAATAGCAAAGGGACCTGCATTTTTTTCCATACAACGTTCAACAATCATCTTTTTTATATCATAAGGTATCTCTGTAAATTTAAAAATCATTTTCTTTTTATAACCAATCAATTTATAGTGACTTCCTGTATGTTCTATGATTATATAAAACTCTGGTGTAAATCTTCCACGTTGTTGCAAAATTTCGTCATTCAATTGACCACATTGCACTACATTTTTTAAATCACCACTTCTATATAACTCACTTGACATAACAATAAATTTAATATTTAAAATTCTCTCTAATGTAGAAATTGCCCATGTGTCTGCCCAAAAGTTACAAGACCTGACTTTACTCTTAAATGCTTCTAGAGTGTCAACCCCTTTCATAAATTTATATTCATTCAAAATTTGCGCAGATACTTTTTTTTCCTCTACAAGTCTGTCATGTTCTTTTTTAACTTCCTTTGCAGCAGTTGAAATCATCTTTTGCTCATTACGATCCAATATTTCTGCAAAACGTTGCTTTAATAATAAATATTCACCTTCTAATTCTTTTATTTTATTAGTATCTTTAAGAATAGAACCTTTATACATATCATAATGTTCTTTATAATTCATAAAAATTTTATCATTTACTTCACTAGATAGCTTCTTTCTAATTTTATTTACAGCGGTTTGCTGAGCAATACTTGAAAAAGCGTCACGAATTGTAGCAAATAAACAATCACCTGCACCTTCATTATCAATGGTTGTATAATTTTTATTTTTCATAAATTTTTGCACCCAAGAATCTTTGGGACCCTCATGATATTTATCTCTATAATCTTTTGCTTGTTTTTTGGTTTCTTCATGCAATAAAGGCGGTAATGGTATACCTTTTGTCATAATAAAAATATCAACACGTTCTGGTGGTATTTCGTAATGTTCATTATATTCTGCAACCTTTTCTTCGGACTCAGAATCCGTATCTTTATCAGATTCTTTATCAGGTTTTTTCTTGGTATCTTCTTCAGATTCAACTCTTCGCAAAGGTACATCGGGTTTTAAATGAATTTTATTAATAAATGCACTTTTTGCAAAAGAATAAATCAGTGGATCATCCATTTTTTCTATATCTAGATTGTTAGATTCATCCATATAAGACAAATAATCTGAAGCTTTTATTTCATATAGACCAATTTGAATAACTTTATTATTATGTTTAACTAAATAAATAGGAAAATAAATTATATTTTTATCCTCAAACGTATTTTTTGAATTACCAATGGCAATAATTACATCAATCTCTCTAATTTCTAATTGATATAAGTTTGCCTCCATATTTAAATCAGTTGCATCTACACTTTTAAGTTCAGGATAACTAACATCGCTATTTATTCTTGATAATACCATATATATTTTATTATATTATTTTTATATTTTTATTTTACCATTAGAATAATATATATTTCTTTGTGAATTTATCATTTTTTAATTCATTTATGTAAAACCATAAATTTTTTCTTTTAGAAACTATTTCAAAATTTTCATAATTCGTTTCAAAGTTTGTCAAAATATGTACGATTGTATCTTTTTTATACTTATTTGTCTTCATTTCTTTAGCTATACCATAATAATCACATATAACTAATAACTCTTTAATAGTAAAATTTTCATGATAGTGAATAATATTTGGAATTATTAACTCTTGTTGTAATTCATCCTTTTCCATTTCATTTAAAAAATCATTTATATTAAAATTATTTTCTTCGTCAAAATTTGAATTTGCATTTGAATCTTCATGTAAAGAAAAACTAATATTGTTATCTTGTAAATTAGACATTGTTTAAATAGATGTTTATTATTTAAATAGATGTTTATTATTTAAATAATATTTTTTGTAAAATAAAAAATATTCATTAGTTTTATAAATGTCAAATAATTCATCAAATATATTAAGCACCCTTTATTATAGAATTAATCAACCAGAAAATCAATCAACCAGAAAATCAAACGCATCTGTTATTGATTTTATTCCTTTTATAGACAAACAAAGTACATATAGTGGATTAGAAAATAGATTTATGATGAACTCAAATGGTGTTCCAAATAAGGATATCATATGTTTTATTGGTTATAGAACACCTGCAACTGAGTTAGGCATTTATTCTTTGTATAACGAAACCACTATTATTCAAACAGAAACAGGATATATTAGTTCTGCAGCAATATACAACGATGGTGGTACTGGGTTTGCTACAGAAAGACCATTTGTTGAATATGCAGTAACTGGTGCAACTGGTGAGTTTGTAGGTGCTAAAATATTAACTATCTTTTTTGATAATGTCAACAAAACTCGTGTAGTAAAAATAACTGATTGATATCAAACTTTATTATTTATTTTCCAAAATATGAATACATTTTATATTAACATCATTTTCTTCAATGCATTTATTATATAGTTCATACATTTTTGAGGTTGTTATGTTTGGTTTATTTGTATCTATATGGCTATTTGTATCTATATGGCTATTTGTATCTATATTATTATTTATATCTTTAGGTTTAAAAAATGAACCTACAACATTATGAGCAACTGAACTACCTAAACCAAATGAAAAACCTTGTTTCATAGAATCTGTCATTGAAGGCTGTTGTGATACAATATTGACACTTTGTGGAGAAGGACTTTGCGAAGGTGGGGATGGTATATGATTTTTTGAATTTGTATTACTATGTAATTTTGAATTTATTTGTTTTCTTGAATGTGGCATATAATATAAATATATTTTTTATTTAAATTTTTACATATTTGAATATTTTCAAACAATAAATTAAAAAAATAATTATTAAAAAATAATTATTTTTATAAATAAAATTAGTAAGGTTTGGCTCCACCTTTCTTAAAGGTGGAAAAGGTGGAATTACATATCAATCAAGTCCATAAATTTAAATAAAGACTTATTTGTCAAGCTCTTATAATCCTTCACCTTAGAATTTGCTATTTTTTCAATAACTTCCGTAATGGTGTATCCTTGTATTAATGTATAATCATCACCTTCATCATCTTCATATAATTCTTTCTTATAAAGAATACCGATCGTTTCAGTAAGTTCATCCACTTCATTCTTTTTTTCTTCTTCTGAAATAAAAGAATACAACTGATACAAAAGATTTCTTGTGATTGTCATAATAGTTTTCTTAGAAATAATAGTATTGTACATTAAATTCAAATAAAATGCAGCAAGCGACTTTCTCTTTTCATTTGTCTTGTTAATTTCACAAAATTTATCATAGTCTACCTTTGGATCTACATATTCAATCTTATCAAATAAATTAGTAAATAATGCCAAATTGTTTTCAAATGTTGATTTCATCATATCATACTTTGTAGTCAAATCTGAATATAAATCAGCGTATATTTTTGAATAAAATCTATTATTTGACGCAATTTCAAATATAGTAGAGCTTAAACGCGTCATGTCTTCTACGCTAATATTTTCTTTAACTAAATTATCAATTATATCAATAATCTTGTTACGAATATCAATATAATTTTTATCTGTCATTTTATTCAATAATCCACGAATTAAATCTATTTGTGCATCTAATCCAACCTTTTCTTCAATTTTTGTAGTTTGAAAACTTCTTATATTATCCCAATCTTCATTATTTATAATTTCTACTGCCTTGTTACGTCTTCCACCTTTTTTAAAACCATTAGTTAGTTCTTTAGATGGTTCAACTTTCATAGGATTTTCCCTCTTTTGAAATACTGGTGTTTTTACATAATCTGGAGATCCAACCTGTAATGCCAACTCTGATATAATTTTTAATGTTTCTTCTGGCAATATAAAATCAAAACCTTGAAATAGAATATCTTGAATAGTGCTTAATGTATATTTCATTGTCTGAGTCGTCATCTGTAATCTTATGTATTATAGTATGTATTGTATTATTTATATCAATTTTTTAAAAATATAATTAATAATAATAAATAAACTTAAACAAATAACATGATATTATAGTATAATGTCAACTCTGGACTCTGAAGTTAACCCTGCTATAAACGAAGAAATTAACAATTCTTCGTACGAAATACAAAATTGGGATGAATTAGAAATAAGCCCAAATTTATTAAGAGGTATTTTTGCGTATGGATTTGAAAAACCAAGTCCTATTCAACAACAAGCTATAAAACCTCTCGTCTTAAAGAAAGATATTGTAGCTCAAGCACAATCCGGAACAGGCAAAACAGGAACATTTACTATAGGTGCCCTTGCAAATGTAGATGTAAACGATAATACTACACAAGTACTTGTTTTATCTCCAACAAAAGAACTAGCTTCACAAACAGCAAAAGTGTTTGTGAGTTTGGGTTGTATGATGGATGGACTACGGGTTCAAACTATTTATGGTGGTTCTGTTATAGAAGAGAGTAGTAGTTTTTCAAATAAAAATGTTCCTCACGTTATATGCGGTTGTCCCGGTCGTGTTTACGACATGATGCGACGAGATAAAATTTCATCTAAGAAAATCAAACTTGTCATTCTTGATGAGGCAGATGAAATGTTATCTACAGGATTTAAGGAACAGGTATATAATATTTTTCAATATTTAAGTAGCGATATACAGGTTGCATTATTCAGTGCAACATTACCAGATGGTATTAATAATATAATTGATAAAATTATGCATAATCCTGTTAGAATAAGTGTAAAGAAAGAAATGCTCACTCTTGAAGGGATTAGACAATATTATATTGCAGTTGACGATGATCGTCAAAAATATGCAACTCTTAAAAATCTGTTCTCTTTTCTAGCAGTATCACAATGTATTATTTATTGCAATAGTATTAAACGAGTACAAGATCTATATGAAGCCATGATAGAAGATGAATTCCCTGTTTGCCGCATTCATAGTAGCATGGAACGTCCAGAAAGAGAAAGCGCTTTTAATGATTTTAGAAATGGCAACTCGCGTGTTCTAATCTCATCTAATGTTACTGCACGTGGAATAGATATTCAACAAGTTAGTGTAGTAATTAATTTTGATCTAACAAAAGATGTTCATACTTATTTACATAGAATTGGACGAAGCGGTAGATGGGGAAGAAAGGGTGTTGGTATTAATTTTATTACTAGGAGAGATGTTACTAAATTAAAGGAAATTGAAGAACATTATTCAACTCAAATTAAGGAAATGCCTGGAGAACTTTCCATTTTGTCATCAATTTAGAGAAACACGTATTATAAAAATTATTTTTTTGAAACAACTTAAATGTATTCATATTCATAATATAAATGAACTTTACAAATAGTAAAAATAATAAAGATGATTCTGATTCTGATTCTGATTCTGATTCTGAGTCTGATAGCTCAAATATTTCAAGAGAAAATAATCATATTTATTTTTATAGTGAAATAGATAGAAATACTATTTTCAAATTAATTGGATTTATTAGAGAGGCAGAAGAATATTGTGTTTTAAATTCTTATAAATTAAATGTTGATATTCCTATTTATCTACATATTAATTCAAAAGGAGGAATAATTTCAGATGCATTTGCTGCGATTGATGTTATTATTTCATGTCGTGTTCCTGTATATTCTATTATTGAAGGAGCAACTGCTTCTGCTGGAACTTTGATAAGCATTATTTGTAAGAAAAGATATATTCGTCCAAATGCATATATGTTAATTCATCAATTAAGTAGTGAACTTTGGGGAAAAATGAGTGAAATTGAAGATGAGTATAAAAATTTAAAAGAAACTATGAAAAAAATAATTAAATTATATGTTAAAAATTCAAATATTCCTAAAAAAGATTTAAAAAAAATGTTGAAACATGACTTATGGTTAAATGCTAGTAAATGTATAGAATTTGGATTAGTAGATGAAGTGTATAAATAATAAAATAATAATATAAAAATAAAATTAATAATTTATTTAATGTCAAATGACTATCTTATGAATACTGCGTCGGTTCTTTTTTTTATTTGTTATATACCAGAGTATTATGCAAATTATGTAAATAAAAATGCTAATTTATATAATGTATTTGAAAAAATTGTAATGCTTTCTGGTTCAACTTTTGGTTTAAGTTATGCAATTACAATAAATAGTAATGCGTTATTATTTAATTATATTCCTTTAATTTGTTTAGACATTATCGCTTTATGTATGAGAAGTTATTATGCTTATAAAAATAGACATCTTGATGTACGTGTTATATTAAATAAAAATAATTTAGAACATGATATAGAAAATCCTATACATGATATAGAAGAAGATATTGAGTTATAAATTATTCGTAAAATACATTCATTATATTTCTCCATTTAGATATAATGAATCTATTTTCTAATGTTAAAGAAGAAATAAAAGAAGAAAAACCTATTATTAGTGTGATTGATAAAATTAATGATCATTTTAATATACCTATTTTTTATAACAAAGATAAGGTTGATCTAAAGGAAAATATTGCAATAGATTTAGAATTAGTGCAGCCAATTGATCCTTCAGGTATTCCTATTTATTCTTTTTATTTTAACAATGAAGAGGATGTACCAAAAAAAGTAACTAAACAAGTTGTAAAGTATTATACTACAGATACTACTTTTTTAGAAGATAATCAAAAATTATTAAAAAAATATGTGCCTTTACAAAATAAAGATACAAATATCTATAAAAATATTCTAAAAATTTGGAATGATATTAAATTTGATGAAGGCTTTAGAGAGAAGTATTATTATGTTGACTGGGAAATACTAGAATTTTTAAATAGATCAGAAATATTTTTACAATTTATTAGCATTTATAATTTATTTTCACCTATATTTTCTCTTATGATGCCAATATTTATTCTAATTATTCCATTTTTTATTATTAGAATGAGAGGGTTGTCATTAACAATAAGTGAATACTTTGATGTTTTGAAAATTGTTGCACAAACAAATTCTATTGGAAAACTTTTTACAACAAATTTTAATGAAATACATACACAAGAAAAAATTTATATTCTTATTTCTGCTGGGTTTTATTTATTCTCTATTTATCAAAATCTTATGGTATGTATTAGATTTAATAATAATATGAAAAAAATTCATGAATATTTTTCTAATATTGAAAGTTATTTAGATAATACAATAAAAAATATGGAAAATTATTTACTATTTTCAAATGATCTTGAGTCACATAATAAATTTAATGAAATAGTAATTCAAAAACGTATGATTTTAAAAAATATCAAGGATAAATTATCTAGCATTTCTGAATATAGTATGTATAATTTTAGTAAATTCAAAGAAATAGGAAATATTTTTAAATACTTTTATGAATTACACACGGATGATACATATAATGATGCAATTATTTATTCATTAGGTTTTAATGGTTACCTTGATTGTTTGGAAGGGTTACAACAAAATATTAAAGAGAGAAAAATATCATTTGCTGATTTTATTATAAAAGATAAAAAGGATAAAAAGGATAAAAAGGATAAAAAAGGTAAAAAGGATAAAAAAGAAAACATCTTTAAGAACAACTATTATGCATGTTTAAGTAAAGAAGGATCAAAACCAATTAAAAATACTATTAAGTTAAAGAAAAATATAATTATTACTGGTCCAAATGCATCTGGTAAAACAACTATTCTCAAATCCACATTAATTAATATTATATTGTCTCAACAATTCGGTTGTGGATTTTATGATTCAGCAGAATTAAGACCTTTTCATCATATTCATTGTTACTTAAATATACCAGATACTTCTGGTCGCGATAGTTTATTTCAAGCAGAGGCACGCAGATGTAAAGAGATTTTAAATTGCATTACTGAACACCCAGAAGAGTCACATTTTTGTGTTTTTGATGAATTATATTCAGGAACAAATCCGGAAGAAGCTGAAACAAGCGCGACATCTTTCATGCTTTACTTACAAAAATATAAATTAGTTTCTAGTTTGTTAACTACACATTTTGTGAAAGTTTGTAAAAATTTAGAGAAAACAAAAAGCATTCAAAATTATAAAATGGTAACACAAAGGAATGAAAATAAAAAATTAATTTATACATATAAAATGGAAAAAGGAATTTCTGAGGTTAAAGGTGGTATTAATGTTTTGACTGACTTGAACTATCCAAAAGAAATCATAGATAGAACTCTTTCAGAGATACACTAAAACCAATAAAATCAAAATAATATAAACTAATTCGTTAATTCAACAATTAATTTATATACTCTCTTTTTAATATAACGTCTATGTCAGAATTATTTAGTGTATCCTTTTTAGTATTCTTAGGAATTCTTATTCTTGCAATTGCAATTCTAGTCGTATACTTTGAAAGCAAATCAAGAGAACAAAACCACAAAATTACTTCTATGTTTAGTGTTGTTTCTGCTTTAGCTGAAGATTTAAATAATGTTAAAATGGGACTTAATCAAATAGCCTTTAATGGATTTAATGGTGGAGGGCCATCTTTAGCAGAAAATAATCATCCTTTCAATATTTTACAAGAACAGAATCATTTAATTGAAGTATCTGACGATGATTCTGACGATGATTCAGATGATGATTCAGATGATGATTTAGACGAAGAAGATGATGATGAAGTTTCTGGTGAAGACTTGGATGACGATGATTCTGAATCTGATTCTGATTCTGAACCTATAAATGTAAAGGTTTTAAAAATTGAAGATCCACTTTTAGATCCACTTTTAGAAAAAGTGGAGCAAAAATTTGATAATTTAGATGATTTAGATGAAAATTTGGATTCTGAATATGATCAAGAAATTTTTGAAGAAGAACCTTTACAACTTGTA